AAATATATCATCGAAATTCTTAAGCCCAATTTGAAATCCAGGCTTGAATCCATTAGTAACGAAGTCAGTAACCTCGCCTTCGATGTCTTTGAAAGTGGTAACGTTTTCCAAAGGGACAGGTCGTGCTTTGGTAATACGCTTTGCCAATTCTTGTTTTCCATACTCTAATAAATATTCATTTGCATCTTTGCAACCATTAAAATCAGCTAAGTAACAAACCTCAGCACCAAGCCTTCTTACGAGCTCAGTCTGCAATGCTTGCCCTGCTTCATCTGCATCAACTGCTATAATTACTTTTTCTTTATCTTCAAAGTAATCAATACAGTTATCTAAATAATCTAAGTTATTATTATTTAGCGTAGCACCATTTGGTACTGATATAACATTATGTATACCTGCTTCATATAACGAAAGGGCATCCATCTCGCCTTCTACAATAACACAGTATTCATAACCTACTATGTTGTTTATATTATAGAAAACCTTTTCGGCACCCTTGTATAACTTAAAATTCTTACGACCATCTCTGTATTTAACATTAATGAGTTGATCGCCCATATAGTAATTAAACTGTATGGTATTCTCGGTCTTACCGGTTTGCGGCATAAACTCTGGGCCCTCGGTTACTTTGAGAGCCCTGAGTGTTTGCTTAGATATACCGCGCATTTCAAACCACTTTTCAACATTTGTAGAAACATCGTGTATAGCATCAGGCGTTTCAGGCCGGACGTATATTTTATCTGACGCTCCTTTACGTTGATATGTATGTAGTTGAAATGTGCTATCACAATTATGGCAAGTTCCGAGACCCCGTTCCCAATCATAAGACGCACACTTTGCTTTCTTATTTTCAGGTTTCCTATTTTCAGAGCACATAGGGCATATACCCTGTGACGCTCCGACTTCTAGGTCGTGTTGATTAAACTGGTCAATCAAATATCCATTGATCTCCGAATTGTTAACTTGCATTTAATTTAATTTATTTTACCATCCTTCATTATCTCTACATTCAGGACATATATCGCAGAAGTCATATTCCTCCTGCGATATTTCCTGATTACAAAATTCACACGTTGGCATTAGAACGGCAAATCTTCTTCTACTGGTTGTGGAGCTGCGGGTGCTGCTTGAGCTTGCCCATCTTGACGAGGAGCAACCGCTACATTATCACCATTAGTCCATACAACTTGTACATTACCAAGGTAAACTTTATTCTCTTTTGCATCACGCTCTTCTTTAGATTGTGCTACAATTACAGGTCCTTGGTTTCCAAACTGATCGACTTCATCGTTCAGCGTTATTGTAATAGGTAAATACTTACCTTTTTTACCGTCGATAATTTTATCTTTCGGTATTTTGGTTAAATCAATACTTGTCTTAATTATTGAAGCCATATGTATTTAAATTGTTGAAGGTTCGACGCAAAGTATCAAGAGATACACCTGTGCTTCTGCGAAGGTTATCAATTGCCTTTACGTGGTTATGGTTATTATAAAAATTACTCTCGCTGGTTTTAATACCAGTTACATTACACACTTTCATTTTTCTTCGTGCCATTATATTTGGTTTTAAAGGGTTTTATTAATAAAAAATTGTGAAGGATCGAATCCTTCAGTGTTGTAGAATAAGTCATATGCTGCACTTGCTTCTTCAACTTTACGTTTACCTGATTCATAAAAATCTGGCGAACAGTCAAAGATACCAATAATATGCGAAATTTTGTCTATTGCAATGAATAAAAATTCGTAACCAAATAACTTACTATATATGTAAGCTTGACTATCGTAGTTCCACTTACGTGCACTTGAACGAAAAGCATTTATGTTACTCGTTGTTTTCAAATCAATAATAAGCTTTTCATCGTGATTAACAATATCAGCTTTACCTTTCCACATATTATTTGCCAGTTCAATTATTCCTGGCACTTCATATTCTACATTATCACCTTGAATTAATCCTTTAGCAACTTCGTTAGCCATTAACTTTTCACGCATTAGTTCAATGTTGTCTACTTCTGATTGAAGCATGCACATTTCACCACCTGAAAGTTCTTTATACTTTTTTGTGCCGCGTGTGCTAGACTCAATTATTTTAAATCGCTCTAACTTTCCTGGCTCTAGTATAGCTGTATGGAAGTAACTACCAACTATTAGGTTGGGAGATGCCGCCGTTGGCTTACCATATTGCAAAGGATCATTCAGTAATGTTCCAATATCTGAATTACTAAGATACTGTTTACCGAACACTCCGTAGTAATGCTCGTCGTCTCTTAGCTTTTCAATTATTTCACGCTTGTTCATACTTTTTAAGCTCTGCTTTTGCAGCGGTATCTACCTTATACTTTGCATTGATTGCCGTAATGGTGCCGCCAGATTTAATGTATTCGATTGCTTTCGTAAAAGCATCGGTACCAGCTTTTAATACTGGTTTATCTATCTTTTGGTCACGGCCATGCGTATTAGTAGCATCAGCATCCGCAGTGTCGTCAATAAGCAATAGATTACCTAATGCATATTTCTTACCATAACTTGAAGCTGAACCAAACTGTTGAGGTACTTGCATACCTTTCTGGTTAAAGTCCACGCCCACAATAGCTTTAGCTGTTATTTCCATTGCGCTCTCTGCATCAATTGCAGTGGCAGAACTTTCAATAACGCCTTCACCTAAATAGGTTTCATCAACCTTAAAGTATACATTATACTTTTCATTGAATGGTTTTAAAGCTTCAAGTATGTCTTCAGCAGATCGGAAATTGTATTTTCCGAATGAATTAAAACGACTTTTCTTCGCTTTAAACTCTTGTTGAATTTTACTTAATTTCTCGTGAATTGTCATATATATATTATTACGTATTATACACTATTGTTAGCCCTAACTTACAGGTAATCAATTACTTGACTGCTAGGAACATTATCTACTAGTTTATCAATTGCTTCTTTTTTTATTTGTGAAACACGTACATAACTTGCTGTACCATTGATTTCTAGTTTATCTGCAATATCTTTTGCAGACATCTTATCACAATCCAATCCATAACTCAATCGAATTACTTCATACTCTTTATCTGTTAGGTGTTCTTTCATTATACCTAATAGGTAAGCATTTAATAACGCAATATTATATGGCTCAGATTTATCTGGTATTTGAAACATTGCATTTTCGTCGTCAACATTTGGGCTATCATCTATACTTAAAAATATTTGATTAAAAAATGTTTCAACTATTAACCTGTCTTTACCAGAATTTTTTCTAATCTCGTTTAATTTATGCTCTGGTATACGCATGTCACCACGATTAATATCAATTGATCTTCGTATTGCACCACGTATACGTTTGCCTAAAAACGATTTTAATGTTAACTCCTGGTCATCACTTTTTGAAAGCGATTCCCAATCTATTCTATCAACTGCAGCTATCAAACCTAAACTACCTTCTTGTATTAAATCGTTAATAGTCATTACACCTGACGCTTGCTGCGACGTGGCAAATCTTCTACTTATGTTTTCTACAAGTGGCAAAAAAACAGTTATTAACTCGTCTCTTGAATAATCCTTAAATGATTTGTCTGGTATAGTGCTTAGAACAAAATCTAAATCTTCTTTATACCGAATGTAATTCTGTACATTATATTTTTTCATTTAAAAGCTCCTTTTCTTTGGCTAGCTCGTGTGTCATATTCCTATACACTGTACGGGTTGAGACTCCAAGCGTCCGCGCTATTGCTGCAACAGTAATTTTTTTATCATCATCATGCAGCAGTAACATCGTTTCATATATATCCTCTGGTGCAGCTTTGCTACCCCTACCTATAAGTTTACCCACAATAGATAATTTTTCACTTTTCGTCAACCCTGTATTATCTTTAAAAATAACTTTTCTTAGTTTATTTTTAGGTGGTTGATCTAAATCCATCATACTGATTTCATATATCATCTTGTTGAGTAGTAACTCAGGCATGGTAAAGGTAGTAAATCCATTTGACTTATCCGATAAAAAATAAGATAATTCTTCAAATTTATCTGGGCTGAGCTGCGGGTTTAAGTACCAAAGCACAAGCAAATGCCACTTCAACGACTTATATGTTGTTATTTGTGCTTTACTTCTAAATAACTCATAACATTCATGTGTGCCCTCATCATAAAACCAACCCCACTCATACAGTTTAGTAGGGCGATCATTGACGGGGTACCGCCGATAGATTATGTTATTATCATGTAAGTATCGCATTTTGCGTGACATTAGCCTGTTACTTTATATACTTAATTAGCTAGCGTCACACTTTGTAACACTTTGCTAACAGCAAATATATTAATTTTTTATAAAAGGTCTTTTAATTATTGCTTCGCCTTTATTGGCTATTCTAAATTTGTCTTTCTCGTAATAGTTCCAGTAAGCTGCAACGCTATCACCCTCTACTTTATATTCATCTGGCATACACTGCGGCGGTTGTGTAAACTCACCATTTGGTATACCGGGTGGTGGGTCGCTAAGTACATATCTACATTTAGCTATAGTTTTATGTTCTTTGCCATAGCGCTTTGTATATTCATTACCCAGAGCCATCATATACTGATATGCCCAAAGATATTGATTTCTATTGCCGCGTACCCATATAGTTGACGGGTGGTTTAAGTGTGCTTGTTTATAAGGGACGTTGTGTCCATTATCGTACACGTGATGCGCCGTGCATAACATTTGCGCTGCTTCTAAGACCATTTTGACCTTATGCTTATCATAATGATAGCTAGCAGCAGTTACAGGGTCTCTATCGAGATAAAATAAATTCATTACAGTTCTTCGTATTTGAATACACCAAAAACTTTATTATGTAATGCGCGACCAGTTGAATTGCTAAGTCTTACATCTTCGAATGTACTTTCATCTACGTTTTTGTATACATATAACCTTCCGTTCTTAAAGTTTACAATAAGCTTTTGGCTATCGTTATAGTAGCTTACTGTGTCTACCATTGATGAATCTACTAATATGTGTTGTACTTTTGTGCTCATAATTTATTTAATTTAATTTCTATTCTTTCTATTTTACGTTTTATTAGTGCTGCTTTCTCGTATTGCTCCTTGTCTTCATAAGCTTGGAGCAGCGTCATTAACCGTGCCAGCTCAGCTAACAACGTTTCTTCTTCGGTTGCATGACGTTGGTTACCAAACACATCTTGTTGTAAGGTTATTTCAATGTCTTGCCCCGATGCTTTTACCTGTTCAATAAATTGTTGGTCAAGCTCAGCTTGCCGGTCCATTATAAGTTTAAATATTTTTTCTGCTAACAAGTCCGAAAACTTGTCCATCTCTTCTTCAGTCATATAGTTTAGTTAAAATGTATTGCGCTACTTCAACTCTGCGCTTACAATAGTATATTTGGTTTTGTTTTACTTCTTCCCAGTTTTCGTTGCCAGACCAGCCACGGCCGTCCCAACGCTCTGCATCTTTTAATTCATTTGTAGCTGCCTGCACTTTTGCAAACATATAGTTTTCTGCACGCTGCTGTAATGTTAGTTCGTCTTCCATATTATTATTATCGATTAGTCTTCGTGTTTAGTTTGTAAATTATATTCTGCCATCACCATCAGGGTAGTCTGTTATTACTAACTCAATGTAAAAAAATATTAAGTCAAGTGAGATTGCTCTGTATATGTTATTAAAAAACACATAACTTAAGCCTATACCCCATTGGCTATGGTATCTACCTACTTTTAGTTTCATGCTTTTATTATCCCGTCTTCGATTAATGCTCTACAATTTCTTCCAAACCAGCCTTGCAATTTATATGCAAGTCCAGTATCGTGTAGTTGCTGCCAAGCTTGTATTACCTGATCTGCGTTGTCCGCCTCTATAAATCCTTCGGCTATTCCAACCGCTTCATAATTGCTCATCATATTAGTGAAATATTAGTCCTACTTTTTTGTTTTTACTAAACCACTTTGTTGCAAACAAATCTATCTTACTTGCATTTACAAACCCAGCACGGTCTAGCTCTTGCTCTGATTTAAATATTTTAGTATACCTATCTTGCTCATAATCAATCATATGCACCTGCTTACCTGCATTACTGAATATAATATCGTAATTGTCAGGCAGATCGGTTTTGTGAACAAGGTCTACCATATTAGTGTACGAATAAAACTTGACGTCGGGGTTGTGTATAGCAACCGTTATCCACTTTTTTAGATATGCGCCGGAATAATAATCTCCGCTATCATGGACACGTACGTAATCGGGTTTCTTACGCTTTATTTCAGCATTCATTGCATCTACAAAACCGTCTGTTTTGGTTAGCTCATAGCGCTTTTCGAAAGCAGGTTTTACATTGCTCCAGATATATGCGCCTTTCTTAGCATAACAAAACTTTACACAGTCTTTAGCCATTGGGCATGTTAGTTTACCACTGGCTGATTTGTATGCAGGTATACCGAAATTGAATACCCGTACGCCAAGCTCTTTACTCGTTTTCTTTAATTTACTGTTTTGCGTTAATAAGTTCATCACTCAATAATTGTTTTCTAAGTGCATACAGCTTATGTATTTCAGTGTGCATAAATTTAATTTGCTGGTCCACTTCTTTTAAGTTGCTGCATCGCATTTTTTTCATACATATTATCGACAAGCGGTCGTATTTAGTTTGTAAATCTTTATCCCACTTGCATTCGTTCTCAAACTGTTTGAGCCCGTATATAACTGTTGCGTGGTTACGACCAACTACTTCACCGATCTCGCGAAACGAATAATCCGTGTACTCTTTTGCAAGCGTAAAATATAACCACCGGTTAATCACTACTTCATGGTCACGGGACGAGGATAAAATATTTACCCCCGAATCCATGACTATCTTCTTTATAATATGTAAATCTTCCATCAGTCTAGTAGTATCATATATGCTTCAGGGTTAGCACGGCGGAACCAATCTAAGCCTCTACGCATTTCACTTATTAGTTTTACATTGCCACTCATACCACTCATAACAAACTCAGCGCCTTTAATAAAATCATACATACTTAGCTCTTCAGCTGTTAAATCTATCGACTCTCCTGTATATGGGTTAGACACTGTTTCACCCTTGTCGTATATTTGCCCGTCAAACCACTTAGGCAGTGGCTTCTGCGATAGTATCGGTTTCGCGTTCATATCCTTTATTTATTAATTGTTCTTCCATTTCTTCACGTAGCTTATCAAGCATATCCCCATAAGCTTCTTCTACTGCATCTATAAAATAGCGTGCATCAAGGCCATCAATATATATAGTGCACCCGTCTTTTATAGCAACTACTATTTCATCTGATAAATCGTTTTCATAGTAATGTACATCTTCGCTCACACAAACACTGTCAACGTTATCGGTTGCTACATATATTGTATACCCATCTGCAGTTGTTTCCTCATAGCAGTAAAAGTCATAGTGTTTATTTCGCCACTGATCATCTACCTCACAGTTGTAATGCGCTTGCAATAAATTCCACGCCTCAGTCTCTTCCATATCGTGGTATTCAAGATAACCTTGCTTTTCTAACTCACTGGTTATCAGCTCGTCGGTAATTATTTTTTTACTCATTTTAGTCTTCATTAAAAATTGTGTATATACTATCCCAGCTTCTTACTTCACACATATCGCATATATAACCGAGCTGGCTTACGGTTAGGTCTACGACAAATTTATTTTCGTTAAGTGCAGTCTCGGCTTCTTGTGCTAAATACTGCCACTTGTTTTTGTTTTCAATTAGCTTTACCCTGTACTCGTCTTTGAGTCTCTGGTAAAGAGTTCTATATTCTTTCATGCTTATATTATCTATGTTTGTCCGTGCTTAGTTTGTAAATTAGTTCCCGCACACCGATCTCAATCATTGCATACGCTTTATCACCTGTGTCTTGTATTACACCTGCATCAAACATTTGGTTTTCAAGTATCTGCCATATATGTTCTTTAACATACTCTTCAACGCCTGCTACCGTTGCACTAATACCGTCTTGATCTTCACTGGTAATTCCATGCTCGTGTATAGCAAGCATGGTATCTTTCATTGCTTTACTTATCATTTTGTATTGTTTCTAGTATTTCACTGTAATTTACATTTCGAAGGAAGCCTCTTGCGTAGTCCGCAACAAGAGTACCCTCAGTACCCGAGTTGTCAAACACTACATTCTCTACTATTTCTTCCAGTAGTTCGACCGTCACTTCTTCGTCGTCATCCCATTGTATGTCACCTAGTATTTCAAGGTTAACTCGCCACGTTTCATAGTTGCTCCACCCGTTATAGCTCATATATATATTTTTTAAAGTCATCTAATAGTAACGTGCTTTTTGCATTACCGCCAATGGACCACGTGTCTAACTCGTACTCGGTGTATTCTGCATCGTACGTTTTCCAGTCATATATAGTGTAGATACGGTCTTCATATCTGATTATCCACTCATATTGTACTTTGTCATCTCCAGACCCAACTATGGTCGGCTCACCTAGTTTTTCAACTAAGTCTCGGTAGTATATACCATTTAGGCTACCTATCTTATAGGTACCGTTTACTTCATCGTTGTAGGTGTCAAACACCTGAAATTGTGTTTTTGTTTCCATATTGTTATTATCTTACTTTGTTCGTATTTAGTTTGTAATCATTTACGTTTCCAAGATCGGTGCACTGCGGCACTCGTCGCTTGACTGACGATTTGTATTGTGTTACCAGTCTTATGGGCGATAATGGGTACATAGCTGTACTGCTCAACGTCGGAGCAAGTTATGCACGTTTTATACCCGAGATTTACTCGCCCAGCTGGTATAGTATTGTTACACCGGCACTTCATTACTTGGCAATTGAATCGGTTAGGTCGAATTCACTTATCCAAGTATAGCCACCCTTATTAAACCACGAGGTAATGGGTTTACGTTTGTCGTGTATAGCAAAGTTTAGTGGTAAGCTACCGATTTTGAAACCGATGAAGCGTTGGTGGTTAAACTTTACTTGTGGTCTTTTACTGAACTTTGTTACTTTTATAGTCATAATTATTATTTTTAAATGTTATAAATATATTATCAACACCGGTTCGTGTTTAGTTTGTAATACCCTTTGCATATATGGTATTTGCTACACCGTTTCTAAATTGTTGTTCTTTTTCGCGGTAGCCTTCATCGGTACACCACTTCCGCCAAGCAGCGGTAATAGTGTTTGGGCCGTACTGTGCTTCAAATTCTTCAATCTCACGTAGCTTTTCTGCAATAGCTAGTTCACTGTATTTTCCCATTATTCGTTTATTAAATTTTCAATTTCGTACTCTAGTTGGTTAGTAATGTACTCCGCTAACTCAACTATATCTTGTAATCCCCGTAGCTCACTTTGAGACATTTCACCGGGGGTGTAATCACCTGACTCGATTGCATCAACGCAATCTTGCAAATCGCGTGCAGTATTCTCCATTCTGCAATAACTCATATTTGCCATATCTATTCTATTTAGTGTTCATTTCTTCCCATATTTTTTCGACTACCGTGTACAATATCTCACCGTGTAAGTCGTGCTTTTCTTCACCCCAGTGGTCATGACCTAACATATCGCTTAGGTAGTCACTGGTATGTTGGAATATACTGTCGTATACTCTTTTACTCATTGCTTCAAAACTATTCATATTATTATTTTTTACATTGTTATTATCGTTCGGTAATCGTATTTAGTTTGTAAATCGCTACCATCCTATTAGTTCTTCTAATTCGTCTGTACCTAACTCGATCAATTCAGTGAGGCACATATCGGTATTTGCCATTGCTACTTCTAGCATATATTCATATCTACTCATAACTCTATATTTTTTCTTAATTCATACCCTACATCTCTTATAACTGTTTTTACCAGCATATTTTTGTCTTCAGTATCTTCCCACACGCAATGTTTGTCAACAAAGGTGTAAGCATCTTTTACCATTACATCCCAGCCATCACTTCTGGCCACCTGTACGAACTCGTCTATACAGTCCTCATAAAATTTACTTATACTCATAACTATTCTTTTAACTGTTCTATTAGTTCACTTAACTCGGCAAAAGTCATTTCATCTATTTGTTCTCTTGTATACTCGTCTTTAAACTTTTCATATACTCTATCCCATATATTCATAACTGTTCATTTATTTTATCTTCCACTTGTTCGAGTAGATCTAGGTAAAGTGCACGCATATCCGCTTCATCACTCCAATCACACTCGTCTGCTACATACTTGTATATTTCAAAAGCAGTACCTGCCCAGCCATTACCAAACTCACAATTTCGAAATCCGGTAACATAGTAATCAATAGTATCACTATCCCAATAAAATTTATTTTCACTAAACTTTTTTTGAACGTAGTCGTGTAATTTTTCACTCATCTTCGTATGTTTTTATTTCACCTTTATCATTACTTTTCATAAATTCACTTCCGAACATCAGAGTGAAGTATGCGGCTTCAGTATAGTACTCACCTTCGTGTTTATATAATTTACTCATCTTAGTATTTTTAAAATTCATATATATTATCTTTCGGTGGTCGTGTTTAGTTTGTAATAAAAGTGGGTGAAGTGTTTACAAGAATAAAATAGTATACAGATGTAACACCATACCTCTAAGCGTAAAAGTGATGAAAAGTGTGACATTAGGGTGTTAATATAGGTAATATAACAGGCTAGTGTCGCACTTTACGCTACTAATCTCTTGCTTACTGATCTAATCTTTTGCATACCTCACCGCACTTTGCTATACACAATGCTATACACTCTTGGGAAGAGTGCATTACTTTGGTAAGGTGTGAAGTTCTATTTTACTAGAACCTCATCACCTAACTCTCTTACAAACTTAGGCAGTGCGAAAGTTTGAGAGTAGTACTTGTATTTTTGGAAACACTTCATTGTGTCAAACCTTTCTTTACATAACTCATATACTTTGTCATGTGAATACTTGTGTACTTTACCGTCATAGTCTTTAAACTCGACTACTATTCCTTTACCTATTAGACTCTTTCTAATGATAAACCTTTTACTTACTAGTGTATTTACTTTTGTTTTCATATTTATTAATTTTTAAATTCACTTATATTATCTTCTATCCTTCGTGTTTAGTTTGTAAAAGCAATTACAAGAAGAACACGGCGGTGCGGTGATGCTATACGCGTTGCTATACACCTCCGGTGGAGGTTTAGTAAGATTTGGGGTTTAGGTTATAGCTTGTCTAATATATATTCAGCTAAGTCATTTTTATCCCATTGCATCAAGACTTCATAGTTTAGTTCAGGGCTTTGACTATTTAGTTCTTGCTGCAGCTTTAGCTCAGACTGATAAATTTTATTTAACTCTTCTTGTATGTATTCAATTGAGTATTGAATGCAAAGGTATTGGTCATTTGAGACTTGATTAATTAAGTTAGTTAATTTTTTGTTTAGGTTTAGTTTAGTAGACATATTATTTATTTTTATATTCAGTTATATTATCTAGGTATAGTCGTGTTAGGCTTGTGATTAGTTTGGCACAGTTTTTGCTATACACGGGGCGGGGCCCCTGTGCTTTACACTCGGAACCCCGGATCCGTGATCAGCTTAATAGCTGCAAAGATGATACCTGAACCCGCTAGGGCCAGATAGACGCCGATTATCGCACCGACGACTATCTGCTTGTGGCTGAAGCGACGCATTAGATTACGTCTGCTTTATCCATTTCACGCACGAACTTTGGCAGGGCGAACGTCTGGCTGTAATACTTGTACTTCTTGAAGCACGCCATGTTGTCGAAGCGCTCTTTGTGGAACTCGTACACTTTATCGTGATTGTACTTGTGTACTTTGCCATCGTAGTCTGTGAAGCTTACGATTACTCCCTGACCGATTAGGGACTTGCGGATGATGAATCTTTTGGAGATTAGTGTGTTTTGTTTTTTATTTGACATGATATTTAATTTTAATTGTTTTACATTTATATTATCTACTTAACTTCGTGTTAACTTTGTAAGATCTCGTGACCGATGATCTTGCTCTCAAGCTCATGCTTTGACATGAAGCGGAGGTAGTTGTCCAGGTGTGACTGGCTCTGGAAGAGCTGCACGCGGCTGCTGTAATTACCCAGCCAATTCTTTTTATCTATTCGTACTAACATATTATTTAATTTTAAATTCATATATATTATCGAGTGAGGTTCGTGTTAGGCTTGTAAAAATGCTATACGCGTTGCTACGCACGCTGTGCTGCGCACGCTGCTGTGTCCAGCGGAAAAGCCAGAATCCTGCACGGGATCGCGATAGCTAGCAGTTGCATGCCCGCAACGCAGTTACCAGGAAACCCGGATCGTAACCGGAAAACGCACGCGGGGCTGGGTAAAAAGATTTAGCTTTAGTTTAGCACGGCGTATTGTAAAAATGTGTATGTAACCTATTAGTTCCCTATATCTCACAAGAAAATGTGACATTAGCTTACTAAGTATATTTAATAGTAGGCTACCGTCATGGTGTAAGAAAATATAACTATCTGTAATATAACATATATGGCAAAACAGAAACTATCAAGAAGAGCTGCCGCTGCTAAGAAGAAGCGAGATCTTGCATATGCAAATTCGGACAGAAGAAAGAAGATGCGTGCAGAGAATCAAAGACTCAGAAGAGCAGCATTAAAAATGGGTAAGAAGATTGATGGTAAAGACTATGACCATAAAACCAAACGTTTCGTGTCTGTGAAGAAAAACAGAGGCGGTCACGGGCGTGGAACCAAAAGAGAAGGATAAACTGCCTCTACAAAACCAAAACCAAAATGACATACTATTATTACCAAAGTACGACTACCACAGATGGTAGCGTATCCGAAGAAACCAGAAAACTTTGGGAGCATATCTCCGATAAGTCTAACTGGCGCATAGTTCAGCTACCGAATGGGTATTACCAAGCTGAATACAACAAAGAAGGCAAATGGGTTGACACCACGCGCCGTGAAACAGTGCAAGGAGCAGAAGCTGCTATAGATGCATCGATAGAGCACTATAAGAAAAAGCTAGCCTATGCAAACGGCCCTGTTGTTGTAAAAACATTCGACAAATAACAATCAATTACAATTTAATTAAATGGAATATAATCAACCAAGCCAGATTGTAAAAGATTTGGCGTTTGGCGAATCTGCCAGAGATAAAGTAATGGTCGGGGTGCAAAAGCTAACCGACGCAGTAAAATCAACATTAGGCGCTTCAGGTAAATGTGTTATCTATGAAGATGCTATGGGAAAACCGGTGATTACAAAAGATGGTGTAACCGTTGCGGAAAGCGTAGTCTTATATGATCCGGTTGAAAACATAGGCGCAACACTTATAAAAGAAGCGGCTAAGAATACAGTGAGAGAAGCAGGTGACGGTACCACTACGGCGACCGTCCTTGCTCACTCGCTATTAAATAAAGCAAATGCTAAAGAAGCAGGGAACAATGCTAGAGACATCAAATCTGGCATGTTTAAAGGACTGTCTAAGGTAAATGATTACCTAGACAAAATAAGCGTCCCAGTTGAAGGTGATATGCTTTATAATGTTGCAGCGATTAGTTGTAACAACGATACAACCCTCGGAGGCCTTATAGCCGATGCGTTTACAAAAGTTGGTAAAGACGGCGTTGTGCTAATGGAAGAGTCCGATACAAACGAAACGTATATAGACTTTGTAGAAGGCACACAACTTAAGTGCGGATTAAAATCGCCGCATCTTATAACGGACAAAGACAAGGGTACAGCTGTTTTAGATAACCCATATGTCCTTATTGTATCTTCACCTATAGCAAACATTAGAAAAATCCAAAGCGTTCTAGAACACGTTATAAAGCAAAAACGTAGTTTGCTAATTGTTGCCTCGGTTGAGCAGCAGCCAATGGCCGCGTTACTGGCTAACAAAGTAAAGGGCAATATTAAGGTAAATATAATCGACCCTCCGGGATTTGGGCCAACCAAGCAAGATACGATTGAAGATCTAGCGTTTTTAACAGGTGCTAAGGTTATAAACGAAGAGCTAGGTGATGATTTAGATCTTATCGACCCTTCGGTGCTAGGTGAAGCTGTAAAAGCAATTACAGATGAAAACACTACGGTGCTTCAGACAATTGATCTGGGTGTTGAGTTCAATGAAAGACTCGAACAGATTGATAAGAAGATTTCAGAAGAGTCTAATCCGTATTTTAAGAAACGACTGCAAGAAAGAGCAGCAATGTTGAATGGCGCAGTCGGAATCGTAAAAATCGGGGCCGATTCTAAAGTTGAGCTTAAAGAAAAGAAAGACAGAGTTGAAGATGCTATTTATGCTGTAAAAGCAGCGCTGCAAGAAGGTATTGTACCAGGCGGTGGTATCGCACTTCTAAATGCTTCGCAAAAAATCAAGCCCTCCGGGCTAGGTGAAGAAATAGTGCTCGATGCTATTAAAGCGCCATTTAAAACAATACTTGAAAATGCAGGTATTGAAATGGATGAATTTACGGGGACTGCCGGAAGGGGTATTGATGTAACATCGGGCAAAGTAATTAATATGGTAAAAGCTGGTATTATAGATCCAGTGCTTGTAACAAAGACTGCGCTTAAAAACGCGGTATCTGTTGCTACAACCATATTCTCGGCTGATTGTGTAATTTCAAATATGAGAACAAATGCAGGCGATTAATTATTTTGTAGTTATAGAAAAAATAAAAGAAGCACCGAAAACGGTTGGCGGGCTTGAACTAACGGAAACGCAAAACAGTGACGTTAGGTACTTAAAAGGTAGAGTAATATCTGCCGGGGATCAAGTTACGATGCTAAAAGAAGGTGATGTGGTGTACTACGACAAGCACAACGGGCATGGCATACAATGGAAAGATAAGTTATACCATGTACTAAAGCTTGGCGATATTGTTCTTGTAGAATGAGGTTAGAAGCTTCTGACATAAGAGACATGAATTTACTTAAGTATTACAGGCTCATTCGCAAGTGGGCCTGTAAAACTTATAACCTAAAAGACGCTGATCTTGAATTATTAATATATCTGGATTGCAAAAATCGATTTACACGTAATGATTTCATAGACGGCGAGTACACTTATTCTTGGGATAAAGATAGGTGGGAACGTCTCAGACGCGAGGGCTGGATAGAGGTTTGGCGCCATCGCAACCGTACTACAATTAAATATTCTATATTTCAAACCTCCCAGAAATGCAAACGCTTAATTAGCAGAATGTATAGAATAATGCTCGGCGAAGAAGACTTACCAACGTCAGAGCGGAGCATATTTTACAAAAACAAAACATACACAGATAAAGTCTATAACAAAGCTATAGACGATATGATTAAAGATTCAGAACGATAAAATAAATATTATGCCAGGTAAAAGTAAAAAAGGCGGAGGCCTTATGACAAAAAAAAGTTACAAGAAGTCTTACGGTTCTAAAAAGACAATGACTAAAAAGAAAAAGTAATCATGCCAAGTAAAAACGCACCTTCAAGAAAAAAATCTCTTGGTTATTATGCTAAAGTTAAAAAAGGCGGCGGTACTGGCAAAGATGCCGGTGGCGGAATGACCGCTAAAGGCGTTGCTAAATATAGAAAAGATAACCCAGGCAGTAAGCTAAAAACCGCTGTGACTACGCCACCATCTAAACTTAAAAAAGGAAGTAAGGCATGGAAGCGTAGAAAAGCATTTTGTGCACGTTCAAAAAGCTGGACCAGTGAAAGAGGCAAGGCTGCTCGTAGAAAATGGAATTGCTAATATTATGAAAAAACTATCACCAGCACAAAAAAAGCTTGCAAGAGCTGCAAAGCCATATAATAAAATTACAGGTGCAGATTTTAAAGCACTTAAAAAAAGAAAAAAACGTAAATGAAATCTAGAGGTTTAGGTGATGATATTCACAAATTTACCACGCAAACCGGTATTAAAAAAGCCGTAGATTTTATGTCTCGAGGTTTAAACATCCCATGCGGATGCGAAGGCCGAAGAAAAGCAATGAACAAACTATTCCCAAAACGATATAAATAAAAAATAGTGAAAAAACTAATTCAATTAATTACTGGAGGTCTTATCAAAGATATAGGAAGCGTTATAGACAAGCTTACTACGACTGATGAAGAAAGACTTGCTGCTAAACAAAAAATTGAAGAGTTATTAGAGCAAGCAGATAAAGATGCTCAAGATCAAGTTACAGAAAGATGGAAGCTTGATATGTCTTCTGATTCTTTTTTATCTAAAAACATCAGGCCACTTGTACTTATATATTTAACATTTATATTTACAGTGCTTTCTTTTTTTGATGGTAATATCGGCGGTTTTCAAGTTGATGAAGCATATATACCTATTTTTCAATCATTGCTTATAACTGTGTATGGCGCTTATTTTGTAGGACGTACTTGGGAGAAGAGCAAGAAAAAATAATTAAATGGCAAGAATTAGTACTTATCAAAGAGATACTGTTGTTACCAAAAACGACAAGGTAATAGGTACTGATTCATCTGGGTCAATAACCAAAAACTTTAAGTTAGAAGACATTGCGGGCTTTCTTAGAAATACTAATGCAGTTGGGATAGCTACGCAATTTAATTTTAAGTTTGTTACATCAAACAGAGGTGTACAAACAATTAGTTTTGATCCATTAGCCGCGGGTGATACGTTTGATAACGTAACAAGTTTTGTACTAAGCAAATTTGATGCTAATAATAATAATGTATCAGAATACTTAAAAACGTATGCGGGCAAGCAAATAGTAATAGTAAGACTTGATGATTATTCTAACTTTGGTTTATTTGATGTAGTTTCAGTTATTGATAACCCTAGCTTATCAGATTATCTTACGGTAACTGTAACAAACAAAACTAATCAAGGCAGCTTTATTGCTGATAAGTATTATGGCTTAGCAATATTTGCCGAAGGCGATAAACATAAAGAGCTTAGCTTTACAACAAATACTTTTGAAGCAGGTACAGAGGTAATAAATGGGAGCACAATGCGGTATTTTGATTTTACACATAATTTAGACAAATACCCAGCAATAACAGCTACCGAAGTTGGATCAGAAGATCAAGTAGCTAACGTACCTGTAAAATATTTAAATACTAATACCGTTAGAGTATACTTTACCGGTGTAACAAATGGAAAACTTTACGCAAACTAAAAACATAAACAATGGCAATCCCCTTTCTTAGCAATATAAATTTAAACGGAAATCAAGCGTTAAATTTAGCTTTACACAACAAAACAACACCGCCCAGCAATCCAAGTAGTGGGCAAATTTATTTTGACACAGCAGATACTGATAACGGCAGAGTATTAGTATACAATGGCTCCCAATGGGTTTCTATCGCTGGCGATATTGAATCCATAGCAACCACAACATCTAATCAGCTCACTGTTACCAACGGGACTGGCCCTGATGTTTCTTTAGCTATAGTAACTGGAGCGGTTGCAAACGGTGGAACCGCCCTTGCTACCGGCGATCAAATTTACGATTTTGTTACCGGGCTTGGATATGTAGAAAGTGTAACATCTGGAAATACTGATACAATAACAATTGGCGGCACCGCAGCTGATCCTACTATATCAGCAAATACTGCAGCAGTAGCTAATGGCTCAGCTAGTCTTGCTACTGGTGATCAAATTTATGATTTTGTAATTGGTTTAAATTACTCAACTACAACAGGTACCGTAACTTCTGTAGCAATTTCAGGGACAGATGGTATTGACGTTGATTCTGGCTCACCTATAACATCATCGGGCACTATTACATTAGGGCTTTCTAATGTACCTAATTCTTCGTTAGCAAATAGTAGCATTACAATAGGTGATTCTACAATCGCGTTAGGTGGCACAGACACAACACTTACAGGTCTCACAGATATTGACCTTACTGAGGCAAGCCATACAATTTTTGATAATGTTGGCGCTAATACGCTTACAATTGGTGCGGGCACAACAACAGTGGTTATACCTGGTGATCTTACTGTTACAGGTACTGTTACAACAAACAACGTTGAAACTGTATCTACATCTAATGGTGTTATATTTGAAGGAAATGCTGCTGACGCAAACGAGCTTACTTTATTAGCAGGCACGCTAACAGGGGATAGAACTATAACACTTCCGGATGCGACGGGTACGGTTGCTCTTACATCGGATATTCATGATGGAACATTAACAGTTCAGGGTAGTAACGGTCTTACAGGTTCTGGAACATTTACAGCTAATGATTCTGACAGCCCAACAATTACAATTTCTCACGCAGATACATCATCTCAAGCCTCTGTAAATAACTCAGGAAGAACATATATTCAAGATATTACGCTTGACACATACGGTCACATTACCGGTATTACTTCTGCTACAGAAACTGTAACAAACACGGATACTCAGTTAGCAACAGCCGCGGCTCTTATTGACGTAAGCGCAATGGGTAGCAATACTACCGCTTCATTTACTCACGGCTTAACATCTAAAAATTTAATTGTACAATTATACGACGTAACCACAGGCGAAGTTGTTTTTGCTGATGTTGATCACACAAGCAATAATGCAATATCAGTAATATTTGCGTCTACACCAACTAATGATATTAGAGTAGTTGTGATAGATGCTAAAGATGGATTAACTGACAAGACAGTTAGCTACTCATAGTAAAATAAAATATAATTTATGGCGAATCGTTTTTTAAATAACATAACGATTAACGACCAGTATACATTCCCCTCAACAGATGGAAGTGCGGGTCAGGCAATAGTAACAGATGGTCTTGGTAATTTAACTTTTGGTAGCGCTGTAGCGTCATCTGCCACCTCCAGCGAATCAGTTCATATAACTGTAAAAAACACATCCGGAGCAACAATAACCAAAGGAACTCCTGTATACGTTACAGGCGAGACTGGCAATTCAGGTAAGATAGAAGTTGCGCCAGCTGACGCTTCTGATGTTGCTAAGATGCCAGCACTCGGTCTTTTAGAGTCTGATATTGCAGATAGCGCCGAAGGTTTTTGTGTGCAAGGTGGTCTTTTAGAAGGGCTTGCTACCGCAACTATTGACGGTACATCTACAACTGCAAACGATACAGTATACATAAAGGCAGGTGGTGGCCTTACAATGACAAAACCCACCGGTACAAACTTTATACAGAACATAGCTAAGGTGGCTAGAGTTCACGCTTCAAATGGTTCATTAGTCGTTTCATCAATACTTCGAACAAACGACGTACCAACCCCATTATATATAGATCACGATAATCAACGTGTAGGTATTGGAGAAGAAAATCCAAGCGATATATTAGTTGTAAGCAACGGAACAGGTGAGGTTAGGTTTGGAGGTTCAAACGGCAGAACATTAAGCGCATATGATAACGGAAGTCTTGCTAATTTTGATTTTTATGCTAATCAAACTTATTTTAACTCAGATTTTTTAATTGCTCCAGGGAAAAAAATAAGCACTTCTAACGGGAGTAATGATAACTTATACCTTACTACTACAAACGCATCTAAAGCAATTTATACTGATAGGTCTGTTGGGATTGGAACGACAAGTCCTAGTGCTACTTTATCTGTAGCAGGAACAACACAGTTAGCCGGAGAAGTTTCTTTGCCATCAACTGGAACAGCAACCGCTTCTGCAAATTATTCTTCGCAAACTTTAAAATTTACTACAAGTGCCTGGGATACTAACCACGCTGCAGCAAGAGATGTTGACTGGAATATTAGAAACGAAGGTTCTAGCACAATATTTGCAGACGGCACCTTAACGTTTTATGAAGAAAACCCATCTTATAATCACTGGAAACTAAAACTTCCAGGAAGAGGGTCTGGCGCTTCTTATATACATCCGGATGCAGCTTTGTTTAATGGAAGAGTAAATATATACGAATCCGACACTTCAAATATAAATATATCATTACACCCCGGCGGTGATTCATATTTTAATGGAGGTAAAGTTGGCATTGGAACGATTACCCCAGACAATAAATTTCACGTTGTTGCGGGCGCTGATGGTGAGGTTGCGCAGTTTACGGGAGCAATAGAAAATAGAGGTTTATCAATTCGTTCAGAAACTAATGTTGATGCTTCTGCGCTTACTGTTTTTAATTCTCAATCAGGAGGGTCAAAAGGAACATTTGCTTTTGAAACAGATGGTTCAGAACGTATGCGCATAACCTCCGATGGCAACGTTGGTATTGGAACAACGAGTCCGCAAGAAGAATTACACATTACATCAACTGTTCCTGTTATAAGGCTTGAAGATACTGATGGCGGTTATGCTCAAATAGTAGGTAGTAATGGAAGTTTATCGCTAAGGTCAGACCAAGCCAACACAGTAGCATCATCAATTATTGATTTTATAATTGATAATTCTGAAAAAATGCGTATCGATTCCAGTGGCAACGTAGGAATTGGTACGCCTAGCCCTGGAACTAAGCTAGATGTAATTAGCGAAGGCACTGCTATAGGAACCACTGGTTACTACTATAACGCTAGATTTACAGACACATCTAATGTTGGAGTTATGATTGGCCACAACAATGTTGCTAATGGTAACGGAATGATTGCTGGAATTAATAAGTTAGTATTTTTAACTTACGGCACATCCTGGGGTGAAAGAATGATTATTGACGGCAGCGGAAACGTTGGGATTGGAACAGCGAGTCCAAACGCCACGTTAGATGTTAATGGCGCTGGTAATTTTTCAGGGGGCACAGTTGTATCTGGTATTGATACAAATACAAATATAGGTGTAGCAATAGCAAAAGGAGACTACTTATATTCTAATGATGGAAATTACTTAAGAAGATTAATTGGCCACACCCCAAGCGGTAATATTGAAGTCGGTCAAGATGCAACTTCACTCATTGGAGATATATTACTAAGACCTGGTGCCGCTGGTAATATAAGATTTTTTGGAAGTGGCTCTGAAGATATGCGTATCAACTCCAGCGGGGACGTAGGCATTGGGACAACGAGTCCTGGTTATAAGCTAGATGTCAGTGGCGGGGCTAGAGCTGGAGGTGTAGTTACTTACTCAAAAACATATGGCTCGTTAGACACGGCTGGTAATGCTGTAGCAGGGTTAACAACTGGTGGCAACGGTAATTCTGCGGGATTTACTTTTACATGTTTTGGAAACACTGGCGATTATCAAAAAATAGTTTATAGCTGTTATAATGTATCTGGAACATGGTATACTAAAAAAGTTATAGACGAAGGCACTAATGCTTTTGATATTGAGGCTTCAGCTAACGCCGCAACTATTACATTTACTTTTAAATCAACATCTGGAACAAAAAGTTATACACCTAGAGTAACAGTAGAAGCAACGGGGAGTGCAATAAATTCAATATACGCATAAGATATGGCAGAAATAAAAAAAATAAATACTGATTTACAAATTGAAGCTAGATTATTAGATGGTAACGGCTCTGCAGGCACGTCTGGACAAATACTGTCTTCAACAGGTACGGCGACTGATTGGATTAGTTTATCTGAAATATCAGGCGTAGATGGAACAGGTACTGCTAACTATGTAGCTAAATGGTCTGACACTGATACTATAACTAATAGTATTATTTATGACAACGGTACAAATGTTGGTATTGGCGCGACTAACCTTAGTGCAAAGCTACATATTGGGAGCAACAGTGGGGGGCCATTGTTTTATATTGACGGGCAATACAATGATGTAGCATTTGATGGCTCAACTTTCGGCGCTAATGGAATATGGAGCTTTATTAATTCCGGGACCTGGGATCAAACAAGATTTTACGTACAAGATGCTAATAATAGTGATTCAAGATTAACTTTTAGATTTACCGGTAATAATGGCGCTAATGAAATATTAGCTGGCGCTTCTACTGGCAATGTTGGTATTGGTACAGCGAGTCCTGGGTATAAGTTAGATGTTGCGGGTAAAGGTTTTTTTAGCTCGGGTATTATTACTGATACTGCAATAGCTTTAAAATTAAAACAAGCAGCAGGGACATTAAATGATGCTACTGAGTTTAGAGTAGGAACAGGGGAATTTAAAATATACTCAGGAAGAGACTCCGGAACACATCAAGCTTTTGTATTTGCAACAGGTGATAATTACACTTCAGGAGCGGAACGTATGCGCATCAGTTCAGACGGCAACGTTGGTATTGGTACGACTACCCCGCAAGCTAAACTTGAAGTAACTGGATCTGGAAAATTTCTTTCAGGAACAGCTAGTAACTTTTTAGATGTAGGTCGCAATGATAATGAAAAAGCGCAAATTCTTGTAGACGATAGTAATATATCTTTTACAGCTATTCAAGATAGTGATAGCGATGGAGCTCATAGTTTTATATTAAATAGAAATTTTGCTGGAACTGGTACAAATGATTTTAAAATATCAAAAGCAGGATCTGTTCAATTAATAATAGACGAAGACGGCAACGTTGGGATTGGAACGACTAGCCCTAGTTCTATAGGAGGGCATAGTGGTATACTGACCTTATATGGAAGCAACGCTACTGCATTAGCATTAAAAGATTCTGTATCTGAAGGCCATTTAAGATTTAACGATTATAATTTTAAATTTACAAACACTGGTGGTGATGTACGCATGCAGATAGAAGCTGACACAGGCAGCGTCGGTATTGGAACGAGTAGTCCGAGTGGTAGTTTAAACATTAGAAGTGTTTCAGCAACAGGAAGTGAATACAATTTATTATCACAAAACAATTCTGGAACACAATTATTTTATGTTAGAAACGATGGTGTTGTTGTTGTTAGTAACAATTACTTTTATGTTACAAGTTCACAAGGCGCTTATTTTGATGGATCAGTAAAAGCTAGAGGTGGAATAACTGATGATGGTGGAACTTTAGCATTAGGTGGTGGTGGAAACACAAATCATTTAAATATTCTAACTAGCGGCAACGTTGGGATTGGAACGGATAGTCCTGCTGCTAAGCTAGATGTAAATGGTGATTCTAGTTATTCATCAGACTACAACTTTTTATCTATATCAGGTACTAAAACTAGCGGAACAGCTGTTACAGATGTTAAAGGTATAGACTTGAGCATTGGTAGCGGCGATATTGTTGCTGGTAATGACATTGCAAATTTATACGGCGCTTATATAAATAATAACACCTCCGGGGGATCAGCATCTGTTATTGGTAATTGGTATGGCGTTTATGTTCCATCAGCCGATGCTAATAGAGTTTCTAACAGAGTTAGTGCTTACTTTGGTGATAAAGTTGGGATTGGAACAAGTAGTCCTGGGGAAATACTGCATATTGAAAGCTCTTCGCCAAAAATACAATTAACTGATACTTCAACAAACGCGTCTTCGTATATTGACGCCGATAGTGAATTTGGATCAATAAGCATAATGGCCGATCACGGAAATACTTCTGCTAGTAGTCAAATTAACTTAATGGTTGATGGGAGTTCTAAAATGGTTGTAAAACACGCAGGCAACGTAGGAATTGGCACGACTAGCCCGATTGGTAGGTTGAATGTTGTTAATGGCTCTAGTGGTCAAGCTTACTCTAACATTTCAGGCTTACTTATTGATGTAAATGGCACGAGCAATGCTTACTATGGTTTAAGAGTTGGAAGTAATGCTGGAAATAACCACTTATCCGTAACAAACGCAGGCAATGTTGGTATCGGAACTTCTTCGCCGGATGAAAAATTGCATGTTGTAGGAGATTTTAAAATACAAACAAATGCTGATGCTGGTGTTATACATTTTGGAGATACAAGTGATCAAACAAAAATAGTAGGATATGATTCTAGTAGCTCCAACACACGATTTGATTTTTTTACATCCGGCTCTAAAAAGTTAACCATACTTGATAGCGGCAACGTCGGGATTGGAACGGATAGTCCAAATAATGAATTAGAAATATTGGGGAGCAACTCTCCTAGGATATCTCTAAGAACGTCTAGCGAGACAATAGGTGAAGCATTAGAATTAGGATTTCAAATAGGAACTGGAGCGAACGCTTCGTCTAATACGGTAGGATTGATAAAATCCGTCATTACTCAAGCAGACCCCTCTTCTTTAATAGGAGATTTAGAATTCCAAACTAATAGCGGAGATTCTGCCAGTACAAAGATGACAATAAAAGGTGGTGGCAACGTAGGTATTGGTACGGACAATCCTAGGACTAAACTACACGTTTCAGGAACTGGGTTACAAGATATGCAAGCCTGGTTTGGGAATGGTTTTGTTAATACTGCAAGTTATCATTACAGTTTTGCAAAAGTTGGTTTTTCTGTTGAAGACAACGACGGAGCAGACACCGGCGCTGGCTTTCAGTTTAACACAAGAAATTCTGGGGATACTAACTGGCTGCATGGATATATTTATCAACCACAAGACGGGGGAATAGCATTCGGAACGGGCGGTGCGGGTACTATACAAGCATCGGAGCGTATGCGATTTATCAACCACAAGACGGGGGAATAGCATTCGGAACGGGCGGTGCGGGTACTATACAAGCATCGGAGCGTATGCGCATCGATTCTGCAGGTAAAGTTGGTATTGGAACAACTAGTCCAGGTGAAAAATTAACAGTAAGCGGTAACATATCAGCTACTGGTACCATTACGGGAAGCAACCTTTCAGGAACAAACACTGGTGATCAGGATTTAAGTGTATATTACACAAAAACAGAGTCTGATGATAGATTTGTAAATGTCACTGGCGACACAATGACTGGTGATTTAACAGTGAATTCTGATTTTTATGTAACTGGTTCTGCTTTTGAATTAAGTTCGGGTGTTGTAACAGACTTTGGGGGCAATACACTTAGTAATATAGGGGCTCCTTCTTTAGGTGATCATGCAACTACAAAAACTTATGTAGATAACTATGCATATTCGCAATCTGCATCTGACGCCAGGTTTGTAAATGTTACTGGCGACACAATGACTGGTATTTTAACTATGAATGCTGGGAGCAACTCTCAACCTATTGATATAACGGGATCAAACTCTAGCTATACGGCTATTGCTATTAAAAACACAGGGGGTGGAAATGCTGGCTTGTACATAGATGCTATTAATGGTGATTTATCAGGATCTGATTATCTTTTTGTAGGTCAAGATGATTCTGGTTACGCAAATTATAATATAGGGTCCAGCTCGCCAATGCCCTACCACGTTTTTACCGGTGGCAACGTTGGGATTGGGACGACTTCGCCGGACTCAAAGCTTCATATCGATGAAGGAGATATTACTATATCAGGATTCAATACAAGTAGATATATAAGATTCACTGAGCCAGATAATAGCTTTCAAGGGGCTTTTATAAACTATGACGGGAGCGGCAATGTTTTTTACATTGGCACACATAACACAGACGATGCTTTAACATCTAGCGACGTTAGAGCAATAAGTATAAGCAGAGGTAGCGCAAATGTTGTAGTACAAGGAAGTGTTTATAGTAATGGAAACAACTTTGTATTTGGATCGTCAACTTCGGAAGGCGAATACATACAGAGGAGTGGTAACGATATTAGATTTATAGCCGGCGGCTCTACAAGAATGACTATTGATGGTGATGCTGGCTACGTAGGGATTGGAACGACTTCGCCTGATAACCTGCTTGAAATAGAAACAACATCCGGGGCAAGCGGATCTGAAGGCGTTTTTGTTAAAGATTTTTTTGCTGGCACAAGCCGTATCGTAGCGTCTAAGGATCCTTTTATATCTATAGGAGCAGCCGACCAAGCGGGAGCCACCGCTACATTATACTTAGGCGAAGATGCTAACGCTACCGGCCAAGAAAGTTTTATACAGTACAAGCACGACAATGGTGGCCTAAGTATTTTTCACAAAGGCCAAGGTACAGACGTAGAACATGCACGTTTTGGGAACCTTTCATCAACAATTGCGAGAACCGCTTTCTTTGGCAACGTCGGGATTGGAGTGACTAGCCCGCAGGTAAAACTACACGTGGCAAATGGCACGTTACGTACTTGGGCACCTACATCCGGTACAACAGCTATATTTGAAAGTACCCAAAACAGCAGAAGTTTTATAACAATAACAGGTGCCAACGAATCTGAGCTGTGGTTTGGAGACGCTGCAACACAAGCCAAGGGCAGGGTAAGATACGAGAACAACAATAATATGATGGAGTTCTGGACAGGTGCAAATCCTAGAATGTATATTAACTCAGCTGGCAACGTTGGGATTGGAACGGATAGTCCTAACAGAACTTTCACGGTTGCATCAGATAGTTTTAACATCGCTGAATTTTCTAGAAATACAGCAGGTGGTGGGGCGAGTATTGTTTTGCAAGATGGAAATGACGGCGAATATGAACTTATAAACGGTGTAAGTAATTTTCAAATAAGAAGTAATTTTACCGATACACAATTTTATATTACTCGCAGTTCAGGCAACATTGGGATTGGAACGACTAGTCCAGAAACTAGATTTCACGTTTTTCAAAATGCTAACGTAGGAGGAACCGCTGGTAACTTTGAAAAATTACGAACTCTTCAAAATAGTGGTGGCTCTGGCGGTAACAGTGTTTATGTAAGAGAATGGGGGTATAGAACGTCTGCAGGAACCGACTGGACTACCTGGTCGTATCACAACGGAATATCTGTTGATAGTTCTTTTGGAACACCTTTATCTGATACTAAAACTTTTTGGCATAGAGAGCCTGTGGCAAATAAACAATATTTTGGTGGCGGAAGCAACAAAGTATTAACCATAGAAGGGGGAGGTGGTACAAATAGAGTTGGTATTAATGACGATACACCTTCGTATGAGTTAGATGTAACCGGCACAATTAGAGCTACGGGCGACGTAATAGCTTATTCTGATATTCGTGTAAAAGAAAATATAAGCACTATAGAAAACGCTCTTGATAAAGTTAAAAAGCTAAGAGGTGTTGAATATAATAAGATAGATAACCCAGAAAGAAGCATTGGTGTTATTGCGCAGGAAATAGAAGAGGTTATACCACAAGTTGTAAAAGAAGACAATGAGGGTATGAAGTCTGTAGCGTATGGTAATATTACAGCTGTACTAATTGAAGCTATAAAAGAGCAGCAAAAACAAATTGACAAACTTAAAAATCAATTAGATGCCTTTACCAAGTAGCGGAGAAATAAAAGTTTCCCAAATAAACACAGAGCTAGGCAGAACGTCAAACACTGCTAATTCAAATTTTGCAGGCGGTACAACTCCGCAAACTGGTAGTTTATTTAAATTAGGCGAAGCTGGAGGTGTGGACCAAACTGCGCCACATAAAATGTCTGAGTGGTATGGATATAATGCTGTTCATTTAGTATATCAATCTTCAATAACAACCGGCTCTTCTACGTATTCAAGCAGCTCTGTATGGACTAATACATATTCTAGCAATAACGGGATAGATTGTAGCGATACTTTAGCCTTATCAGCCTCGCCTTCAAATATAAGCACTAACGACAAAAGCACAATGATAATTTTTAGAATTCAAGATTTTAATGGATCAAACTATGATGATGCTTTTGATTTATATTTTTATAGAACAATTAGTTCAAATGACGATATAGAAGTAGGAATTTCAACAGCGTACATTGACAACCTTGGTTTTTTAAGGTACGGACAAACAGAAATTATAGCTACCTATGATACAAATCTTAGCGGAAACACGGCAAGCGTTTCATTTGAGGCGGCAACTCTTAGCTTCCCTAATACATATTTAATATTTCATTTATCGGGTTCAGATGCAACAAATTCAGCTAGCGTGTCTTTTTTTGATATAAACACTCGGGAAAATTGCCCTGTTTAATAAAAAATAAAAACCTAAACAATTGTGTAATAATAACTTTATACAAATATTAATTAATAAATAAAAAAAATGGCAAATACATATTCTTGGACAATTAATGCTTTAGATACATACCCAACGCAAGATTCGCTTGCGGATGTAGTTTACAATATACATTGGGGCATGACCGCTATATCAGATCAAACAGACGCTGATGGCAATGCGTACACAGCTAATTCTATTGGCACACAAACTGTAGCAGCACCTGATGCTGATGACTTTACTTCTTTTGACGACCTTACGCAAGAAATCGTAGAAGGTTGGCTAGAGGGAAGTGACTTAGATGTTGACGCTATTAAAGCTTCTTTAGATGCTCAGATAGTGGAAAAAATTACGCCTACAAGTGTAACTAAATATTTACCAGTTCAACCCGCTGTTGAAGAAACAACAGAAGAAACAACTGAGGAAACAATAGAAGAATAATTATTAACAATTAAATTAAATTAAATTATGTCAAACGACGCAAAAATTACCGAAGAGCAATTACAAAAACTACAACAATTTGTACAGACTCTAAACCAAGCACAAATGCAATTAGGGCAGCTAGACGTACAAAAGCACAGCCTATTGCATCAAACCGTTGAAATCCAAGGACAATTACAAACGTTCCAAAAAGAACTTGAAGAAGAATACGGAAAGGTATCTGTAAATATTCAAGATGGAACTTACGTAGCAATCCCGGAAGAAGATGAATCTGATAAGAAAGATTAGTATCGGGAGAGACTATAAAAATGAAGCTATGCATTACTCCGTAGGTCAAGAGGTCTACGGAGGGCATACTATTTGTGATATAGTTGAGGAAGATAATAAATACAGTATTTATATTAAAAAAAACAATGAAGTATTGCCCTGGAAAGATTTTAATAAAAACATGGCAGTAGCAGTTGAATATAATTTAGAATATTAATGCGAAGCATTTTTAATTTTATAGTTGAGCCAAAAGAAGAACGTTATAATAACAAAAAACAAATTGGCGATAACGAATTAATATTAAATACAGAAATATCTGATCACAGGTATATTAGTAGAAATGCTATTGTGCTTGAAACCCCACTTGCTGAAAAAACAGATATTAAAAAAGGCGATGAAGTAATCGTACATCATAACGTTTTTCGCAGGTGGTACGATGTTCGTGGTAAAGAAAAAAATTCTTCAAGTTATTTTGAAGAAGATAAATACTTTATAACGACTGACCAAATTTTTTTATATAAGCGCAAAGATAAATGGCACGCACCTAAAGGTTTTTGTTTTGTTAAACCTTTAAAATCAAATGATAAATTTACTACCGACCAAGAAAGACCTTTAATAGGTATTATAAAATATACTGATAAGGCTTTAGAAAAAAACGGTATTAAAAATGAATGCTTAGTTGGTTTTACACCTTCAAGTGAATATGAATTTGTTATAGAAGACGAAAGAATGTACCGCGTGCCCACCAATTCAATTTCAATTAAATATGAGTATCAAGGAGACGAAGAAGAATATAATCCAAGCTGGGCACAAAGCAGTGGATGAGCTTATAAAAGTTGCTGAAGAAAAAATCATTACTAATACTGAAGATGATGTATCGGCAGATAGGCTTAAAAATGCTGCGGCAACAAAAAAGCTAGCCATCTTTGATGCTTTTGAAATATTGAATAGAATTCAAGAAGAAGAAGCTATACTTGAAAACAGACCGCGCGAAGAAAAAAAAGAAGCGTTTAAAGGCTTTGCTGAAAAAAGAAGTAAGTAATGTATCGGCAAACTTTATTTAAGGTTATAGAGCCTATTAAAATAAACAAGCTTAAGCGTTTTAATAAAGCTAAGCGCTGGAAATATGGTTATGACAAAGAAGAAGATATTGTTATTATAAGTAAGACCGGGCAAATTGGTGACGTGTATAGCATACAAAATTTAAAAATAGCTTTGCCGCCTGCACCTGCTAAATTAAGTAAAGGTGAAAATAAATGGGTTAAAGCAGAATATCCAAAAGAGCTTAGTAAAATAAAAACTATATTTGATTGGAAAAGCTATCCGCCAGAGTTTCAAGAAAAATGGGAGCCATATATAGATGAAGAATTTAGAAGACGCGAAGAAGGCTATTGGTTTTATAATAAAGATAAACCTACTTATATTACTGGCACTAATTATATGTACCTACAGTGGACGAAAATTGATGTTGGAGCACCGGAGTTTAGAGAAGCGAATAGACTCTTTTTCATATTTTGGGAAGCCTGCAAGGCCGACTCTAGATCTTATGGAATGTGCTATCTCAAAAATCGACGCTCGGGTTTTTCTTTCATGGCATCGGCTGAAACCGTTAACTGGGCGACCATTTCTAGTGATGCACGCTTCGGGATATTGTCCAAATCTGGCTCCGATGCGAAGAAAATGTTCACAGATAAGGTTGTACCAATATCAATAAACTACCCGTTCTTTTTTAAGCCTATACAAGATGGTATGGATCGGCCCAAAACAGAATTAGCATATAGAGTGCCCGCATCTAAATTAACAAGAAAGTCAATACAATCAGGACAACAGCGCGAAGAACTTGAAGGTCTTGACACAACTATTGACTGGAAAAATACAGGCGATAACAGCTATGATGGTGAAAAACTAAAACTGTTAGTGCACGACGAAAGCGGTAAGTGGGAAAGACCTGATAACATATTAAATAACTGGAGGGTTACTAAAACTACACTCAGGCTAGGTAGCAGAGTTATCGGTAAGTGTATGATGGGATCAACATCAAACGCATTAGATAAAGGCGGTGAAAACTTTAAAAAACTATATAATGACTCAGATGTTACAAAAAGAAACCGCAATGGACAGACTCGCAGCGGATTATATAGCTTGTTCATACCTATGGAATGGAATTACGAAGGATTCATTGATTCTTATGGACACCCTGTATTCGATACGCCGAAAGAACCAACTGAGGGGCCATACGGCGACATTATAGACGTCGGGGTCATAGAACATTGGGATAATGAGGTTGACGGGCTAAAAGGCGACCAGGACGGCTTAAACGAATATTACCGCCAGTTTCCAAGAACGGAAGAACACGCATTCCGCGACGAAACAAAAAATAGTATATTTAATTTAGCTCGCATATATGAGCAAATTGATTATAATGATGATATAGAGTCTTTAGCCGGTATTACAACCGGTAGTTTTCAATGGGAAAACGGTATTAAAGATAGTAAAGTTATTTTTAGTCCTAATCCTAATGGTAGATTTAAAGTAAGTTGGGTGCCGCCTGCAAAACTGCAAAACCGCGTGATAGTAAAGAACGGGGTGAAATATCCCGGGAATGAACATATTGGCGCGTTTGGCTGCGATAGTTACGATATATCAGGTACTACAGACGGTCAGGGATCTAAGGGCGCATTGCACGGGCTAACAAAGTTTAGTATGGAAGATGTGCCGGCAAATATGTTTTTTTTAGAATATGTAGCACGTCCTCAAACAGCAGAAATGTTTTTTGAAGATGTGCTTATGGCATTAGCCTTTTATGGGATGCCGTTGCTTGCGGAAAATAACAAACCTAGACTATTATATTATTTAAGAAGAAGAGGCTATCGTGGATTTTCAATGAATAGACCCGACAGAGCAAGAAATAAATTATCTGTTACGGAAAAAGAAATTGGTGGAATCCCTAACTCTTCTGAAGATGTACGGCAAGCACACGCTGCCGCCATTGAATCATATATAGAAAAATATGTTGGTGTATTAGAAAATGGTGAATACGGTAATATGTATTTTAATAATACACTAAATGATTGGGCAAAATTTGATATAAATAAACGTACAAAGTTTGATGCTGCTATTAGCTCAGGTTTAGCTATTATGGCTTGCAATAAAAATTTATATGCGCCTAATCAAGAAAAAACAAAATTAAAGCTTAATTTGAACATCGCTAGATACAAAAACGATGGTTCACAATCAAAAATAATAAAAAATTATGGCTGAGTCAGTTGTAAAAAGTTATTTTCCTAGCCAAACAGTTAGCGATGTAGAAAAAGCAAGCCCAGAATACGGACTTGAAATAGCGCGTGCTATTGAACACGAATGGTTTAAAAGAGATTCAGCCACAAATAGGTTTTATGTAAACCAAAATGCATATCATAATTTACGTTTATATGCCCGCGGCGAACAATCTGTTCAAAAATATAAAGACGAGTTATCTATTAACGGTGACATGTCTTACCTTAACCTTGATTGGAAACCAGTACCAATTATACCTAAGTTTGTAGATATTGTAGTAAATGGCATGGCTAACCGTAGCTATGATATTAAAGCATATTCGCAAGATCCATTTGGCGTAGATAAACGCACTGAGTATATGGAAAGTATACTAAGAGATATGCAAACTAGAGAGCTTAATGATTTTGCGCAAGCTAATTTTGGTATCAACCTTCAAGAAAGTAATTTAGCTGAGCTCCCGGAAAATGAAGAAGAACTGCAGTTACATATGCAGCTTAATTACAAACAAGCCATCGAAATTGCAGAAGAAGAAGCTATAAATGTTATTCTTAATAAGAATAGATATGAATTAACTAAAAAGCAATTATATTATGATCTTGCTGTTTTAGGAACCGCTGCGGTAAAAACTACATACAACAATTCTGAAGGTATTAAAATTGATTATGTAGACCCTGCTAATATTGTACATTCATATACTGAATCACCATATTATGACGATATATATTATATAGGCGAAATTAAAACAATACCAATAAACGAATTAAAGAAAGAGTTCCCTAATCTTACAAATGAAGATTTAGAAAAACTTTCTTCTGAAGGTTATTCAAATTATAGAATATATAATAGACATAATCCCATAGCTAACAAAGAAGACTCTAATACAGTAGATATATTATATTTTAATTATAAAACTTTTCACAATGAAGTTTATAAGATAAAAGAAACAGCTACAGGAGCTAGTAAAGCTATTAAAAAAGACGATTCATTTAATCCGCCTAAAGACTCAAGAACAAGATTTGAAAGAGTTGCTACAAACATAGAAGTGTTATACGAAGGTGTTTATGTACCCGGAGCAAATATGCTTTTGCAGTGGCAGCTATGTAAAAACATGATGCGCCCAAAAAGCGATGCTAATAAGGTTAGAATGAATTATTCGGTGGTAGCGCCGCGTATGTATCAAGGACGTATTGAATCATTGGTTAGCCGCATTACCGGCTTCGCTGATATGATCCAGTTGACGCATTTAAAACTACAGCAAGTATTATCTAGAATAGTGCCCGATGGAGTTTACATTGATGCGGATGGACTTTCAGAAATAGACTTAGGTAATGGCACAAATTATAACCCGCAAGAAGCATTAAATATGTTCCTTCAAACAGGGTCTGTAATTGGTAGATCGTTTACTTCTGATGGCGATATGAACCCAGGCAAAGTACCGGTTCAACAAATATCAGCAAGCTCGGGTGGCAATAAAATTTCATCATTAATAAGTACATATAATTATTACTTACAGATGATGCGTGATGCCACTGGACTAAATGAAGCGCGTGATGGCAGTACACCAGACAGCAGGGCATTAGTTGGTATACAAAAAATTGCGGCGGCAAATTCAAATACCGCGACAAGACATATATTAAATGCAGGATTATTTTTAGCCGCAGAAACTGCTGAAAAAATATCACTGCGTATTTCAGATGTTATTGAATATTCGCCAGCGCGTGAAGCATTTATTCAATCTATAGGTGTACATAATGTAGCAACGTTAGAAGAATTAAAAGAATTGCATATTCACGATTTTGGTATATTTATTGATTTAATGCCAGACGAAGAAGAAAAACAAATGCTTGAAAACAATATTCAAACTGCACTGTCAGCCGGGCTTATTGATTTAGAAGACGCAATTGATCTTCGTGAAATTAAAAATATTCAGCTTGCAAATCAAATGCTTAAAATACGTAGACGTAAGAAGTTAGAGCGCGATCAGCAAATACAGCAACAGAATATTCAAGCTCAGGCACAAGCGAATGCGCAATCACAACAAGTAGCTGCGCAGGCTGAAGTGCAAAAACAACAAGCATTAACGGCGCAAAAGGCTGAGTTAAAACAAATAGAATCGCAGCTTGATATGCAGCGATTAATGCAAGAAGCACAACTTAAGAAAGATTTAATGCAGTTAGAGTTCCAAATGAACATGCAATTAAAAGGCATAGAAGTTGATGCGCAAAAACAAACAATTAAAGAAAAAGAAGATCGCAAAGATGATCGTACCAAATTACAGGCTACGCAACAAAGCGAACTTATTAATCAAAGAAAAAATAATTTACCGCCTAAGTCTTTCGAATCTGCTGGAAACGACATACTTAGTGGTGATTTTGACTTAGGTTCTTTTGAACCTAGGTAATGTATAGTGTATAATCTTATAATATTTTATTATGGCTGAAAATGTAGAAGCTAAGATAATTGACAGCGAAGAGTTGTCAATTCAAGAAAAAGAACAGGCTGCGGCCGAAAAAGCAGGCGCTGTTTTTGAAGATGGCGTTTATAAAGTTGATTTAACCCAAAAAGAAGAAAATGCCGTTCAAGAGCAAAGCACAGATGAGGTTCCTGTTCGCGACGAACCCGAAGCTAGCCAAGAAGTGGCAGAAGAAGTACGGGATACCGAAGAACCTACCGAAGAAAAAGAAGTAATTTTAGAAGAAATTACTGAAGAAGAAACTACGGAAGAAAATATACAAGAAGAAGCGCAAGAATTAGCCGGCGAAGTTGAAGAGGCTATTCAAGAGCAAAAAGATTCTGGTATTGAGCTTCCGGAAAATATTCAAAAAGTTGTAGACTTCATTAATGAAACTGGAGGTACGCTTGAAGATTACGTAGCATTAAACAGAGATTATTCATCGGTTGATGATATGGCATTGTTACGTGATTATTATAAACAAAACAAGCCGCATTTATCTGCGGATGAAATTGATTTTTTAATTGAAGATAGTTTTTCTTTTGATGAAGACGTAGATGACGAACGCGACATTAAACGCAAAAAACTACGTTTTAAAGAAGAAGTTGCTACGGCACGTAAATCTTTAGAAGGATTAAAAGATCAATATTATAAAGAAATTAAAGCAGGATCTAAACTTACAGCTGACCAACAACAAGCTGTTGAGTTTTTTAATCGCTATAATAAAGAAACCGAAGAGTCATCTAAGGTAGCTGAACAACAAAAAAACATATTTTTACAAAAAACTGAGCAAGTTTTTAACGATCAATTCAAAGGTTTTGAATATAAGGTTGGAGATAAAAAATATCGTTTTAATGTTAAAAACGCAAATGAAGTAAAAACAGTCCAAAGCGACATAAATAACTTTATTAAGAAGTTTCTTAATAATGATAATGTTATGAGTGATGCTAAGGGTTACCATAAATCTTTATTTACAGCTATGAATCCAGATGCAATTGCTAATCACTTTTATGAGCAGGGTCGCGCAGATGCTGTAAAAGAAAGTGCAAAAACTTCTAAAAACATTAGTATGGACCCGAGAGGGGTGCATAATAAAGCTAATGCAAGCGGAAAACCAGTGGCAAGAGTAATTGGCGATGATACTTCAAAATTAAAAATAAAACTAAAAAAATACTAAAAAAATAAAAAATGGCAAATGTAAATTTTACTGGTGGCCTTCCAACTGAGTTTACTCCTTATGCAAGTAAAACAGTAACAACTGGAAACTACCTTAACTTTCACGGGGCTAGCGGTGCAAACTGGTCTCAACAATATCTACCTGAGCTTTACGAACAAGAAGTAGAGCGTTACGGTAACCGTTCAATCGCATCTTTCTTACGTATGGTAGGTGCAGAAATGCCTATGGCTTCTGATCAAGTTATTTGGTCCGAGCAAGGGCGTTTGCACTTAGCTTATGAAGGAGCAGCGATTGACAATGCTGGTGTAATTACAATTGCAGGGGGCGGAACTCACGCAGTGCGCGTTGGTCAAACTATTGTGCTTTCTGACAATGATACTACTCCAACCATTATTAAAGCTTATGTTAGCGCAGTAGCTTCTGACAATACAACTCTTACTGTAATTCCTTATTCTGGAGGAGCAACTGTAGGCGCTGTAGCAAACTTTCTAACTACTGATGATAACGCGGCTAATACTTGTACTTTCTTTGTTTATGGTTCTGAATTTAAAAAGGGTCAACAAGGAATGTCTGGTTCTGTTACTCCTGAATTCCAATCTTTTACTAACAAACCAATTATCTTAAAAGATAAATTTGAAGTTTCAGGATCTGATGCTTCTCAAATTGGTTGGGTGGAAGTATCTGGTGAAGGTGGTCAATCAGGTTACTTATGGTACTTAAAAGCTGAAGGCGATACTCGCGTTCGTTTTGAAGACTATCTTGAAACCGCAATGGTTGAAGCAGAATTTGCTAAAGCATCAGGTGGTGTAGATTCTATTTTAGGAACTGCTGCAACTGATGATACCGCAGGTACTGAAGGACTTTTCGCGGCTATTACTGCAAGAGGTCACGTTGCGGCTGATGCGTTTGACACTAAAGACGATGTAATTTCAGATTTCGATCTTATCTTAAAAGAACTTGATAAGCAAGGAGCTATTGAGGAAAACATGCTTTTTTTAAATAGAAACGCTAATCTAGTTATGGATGATGGCCTAGCTGAAATTTCTGCTGGTTCTGCCGGTGGTACTGCATTCGGTGTATTTGAAAACAGCGAAGATATGGCTTTAAATCTAGGATTTAGAGGTTTCCGTAGAGGTTCTTATGATTTTTATAAGAGCGACTGGAAATACCTTAACAACAAATCTACAAGAGGTTTATTTTCTGATATTGAAGGAGTATTAGTTCCTGCTGGTACGTCTTCTGTGTACGATCAAATTTTAGGTAAAAACATTCGTCGTCCATTCTTACACGTACGTTACAAAGCTTCTGAAGCAGATGATCGTCGTATGAAGTCTTGGATTACTGGATCTGTTGGTGGCGCTGCTACTAGCGATCTTGATGCGATGGAAGTACACTACCTATCTGAAAGATGTTTGGTTACACAAGCAGCTAACAACTTTGTATTATTCAAAGCATAATTATTAACTAATATCCAGGGTTGTTTAATATCAGCCCTGGGTATTATTTTTATTAATTTTTTTATTTTATTATATCATGGCAAAAAAAGCTATAGCAGAAGAAACTATTGAGGTTGCGCCTCAACCAGTTGTTGCAAAAAAAACAACAATTAAAGAACCAGTTAAACCAAGCTGGGAAAGAAAAGATAGAACCTATTATTTATTAAACGGCATGGAGCCTTTGACATTTAGATTAAAGTCAAGGAATATAATGTGGTATGATGAAGAAAAAGGTTTTGAAAGAGAAATTAAATATACTACAAATCAAAAAACACCTTTTGTTGATGAATTTAAAGGCAGCGCACGTTTAGAGCATATTGTATTTAAAGATGGTGTTTTAAATGTTCCAAAAGAAAAAATAGTATTACAACAAATATTATCGCTTTATCATCCTGCAAAAAATAAAATATATGCAGAATTTGACGCTGAAATTGTTGCAGAAGATGAATTAACTTCTATAGAGCGAGAGTTTGAAGCATTGCAAATAGCAATGGAAATGGATATAGATCAGGCCGAGGCTATTATGCGTACTGAAATAGGAAGAGATGTAACAACAATGACATCTAAAGAGCTTAAAAGAGACTTAATGGTATTTGCTAAAAGAAATCCTAGACTACTTATAGAGCTTGCAAATGATGAAAATATTAATATAAGAAATATTGGTATTAAAGCCGTAGAGCAAGGAATCATTAAATTATCAAATGATCAGCGTACATTCATGTGGGCTAGCAATGACAGAAAGCTAATTACTGTGCCATTTGATGAAAACCCATATTCAGCTTTAGCTGCATACTTTAAAACCGACGAAGGTATTGAAGTATACCAAACAGTTGAAAAACGATTAAAATAAGTGATATTTAGGTATAGGCCTACAATATCCGTGGGCCTAACCTAAAATATTAAAATATGAGTGTAAATGTAAACACTGTATACCAAAGGGTATTAGCAATTACAAACAAAGAACAACGGGGCTACATTACACCTCAGGAATTCAACTACATGGCGAATCAAGCTCAATTAGATATATTTGAGCAATACTTCTATGATCTAAACCAATTCGCTAGACTACCAGGCAATAGCACAGAATATTCAGACATGCTGGATATACTAGAAGAAAAAATAAGTTTATTTGAAAAAGTTGGCGCTACTGTTACAGGTGGTATTACATTGCCGTCTGATGTGTATAGATTAGGCAGCATATTATATAATGGTATTGACGCTGAACATATAACGCAAAAAGACTGGTTATATATTAAAAAATCGCCGCTATCACAACCTTCAAATAATTTTCCCGTATATTTAAGAGATAGTGAAACAGATGCAATTAAAGTATATGCGGATAGTATTACAGCAAATGAAACATCAGATGTAACTTGTAATTATATAAAAACCCCTGCAAATGCTAATTGGGCATATGATAATACTACAGGATTATATGACTCAGGCAATTCAACAAACTTTGAGCTGCATGCGTCTGAAGAAACCGAATTGGTAATAAAAATATTAGCAATGGCTGGTATTGTATTAAAAGATCCAGGATTATATCAGATTGGATCTGCGGAAGAAGTTAAAAGCGTTCAACAAGAAAAAGCATAATAAATGTCACTATTCACAATATCACAAGAACGTTATTATAATAACAGTACAAACTTCACGGGTGATGGCTCTACGCTTGCGTTTACACTAACCTTAGCAATGTTTGACCCACTACCAACAGCATTGGGTGATTTGCAAATATTTGTTGATGGTAAAGAAATTAGCCAAGGTAATTATAGTTATTCTTCACCTACAATTACATTTTCAGGAAACACAAACAATACAGATGTATTAGAATCTGATGGTGCGCCAAAAAACGGGCTAGTTATTACAGTTGTTCAGGTTAATGCAATTGAAGAATTAGGTGGCTACCAGCATATTACTTTAGCCGATATTGTAAATAACTTTATGATTTCATATGTTGGTGAAGAAAAAATTATACCAAAAGTAAAGCGTAGCAATGTACTTTTCTTTGCACAAAGAGCAATACAAGAGCTTAGCTATGATACTTTAAAAAGTGAAAAGTCGCAAGAAATAGAAGTGCCAGACAATCTTCAAATGAAATTACCTCATGATTATGTTAATTATGTGAAGTTAGCATGGGTAGACGCAGCCGGGATAGAGCACAGAATAATGCCAATTCGCGTTTCAAGCAACCCTACCGCGCTTTTACAAGATGATAGCTATAATTACTTATTTGATAATAATGGCAAGTTATTAACTGCTAATGAGTCTGAAACAAATAAAAGATTTAGAGCATTAAATACCACTGTAGATTTAAGCAATAGCTATTATAGAAAAGACGAAGACGGATTTGAAGATTTAAAAGGCGGCAGGTACGGTTTAGACCCCGAGCTTATGAATGCTAATGGCTCATTTTTTATAGATGAGTTAAAAGGTAAAATATTCTTTTCAGGTCATTTATCTGGAAAAATTGTTACATTAAAATACATCAGCGACGGTGTTGCAACGGCTGAAGAAAAAGTTGTGCATAAGTTTGCTGAAGAAGCAATGTATAAGTGTATAGCACATGCGATATTAGCAACCCGCGCGAATACGCCAGAATACATTGTGAACAGATTTAAGAAAGAAAAGTTTGCAGCGGTAAGACAAGCAAAACTTCGTTTATCTAATTACAAACCAGAAGAGTTTGCTCAAACGCTTCGTGGCCAATCTAAATGGATTAAACACTAAAATATGCCAGAATTAAAAAACCTATTCATCAAAGGTAAAATGAATAAAGACCTTGATGAAAGATTAGTTCCTCAAGGTGAATATAGAGATGCTTTGAATGTTAGCGTATCTTACTCAGAAGGCTCTGACGTAGGTGCGCTGCAAAATATTTTAGGTAATACAGAAAGATCTAAAAATCGTACGAATATAAATGTACCTATAGACCCAGATACGCCGTCTACATTTGCAACACTTACTTTCCCCTCTGGCGCAAGTTGTATAGGCACTGTGCGCGACACTGAAAATGACAAAATATATTGGTTTGGCACATCGCCAACCGCAGATTATATTGCCGAGCTAGACCCTTCTGACAATAGTGTGGACATTATTTTATGTGACGCTGGAATAGCTGCTGGTAAAAAATATACTTTTAATAGTGATACGACTGTTAGCAATATCCCGCTAGGCAATTTTAAACTAAATAACGCAGACCCTTCTTTAGCCACGCAGCTTGGTATTTCTTTAACTACAATAGATGGCGAATATCTTGGCAGTTATTACGACGGAGCTACTTCTATTGTTACAAGTTTTGGTACATTTACGGGCTCAATAAGTACTATTGGCGGTACGCCTTTAAGAATAGTATTTAATATCACAGGGTTTACAGCGGACGGCGCTGCGCCAAGCAATGGAGATGCAATATATATTGATCCAGTTTTGGGAAGCGTATTAAATTTTAATACTTCAAATCTTATTACAGGTGTTGCAGTGCTTGATGGCGTTTTATATTTTACAGATGATTTAAACGAGCCAAGGCAAGTTGATATTGAGGAATGGCGCAGTGTAACTGCAAATGATTTTACAACAAGCACAAATCTTTCAGATGATAGAATATCATTATACAAGAAAGGCCCGTTAAGCGCGCCTACATTTCATACATTATCTGCCTCTACAAGAGGGGGTGTTGGAACAGCTGGCAATTTAACAGAAATTGAAACTACTGTAATACCAAACCTTAGTACAACAGATATTGATACATCAATAAGTATAACCTTTAGCGTTGCGCCAAATTATTTGGTAGATGATATAATTATATTAAAAAGAAATATTACTGTTGGACAATCTACAGAATCAAGTTCAGCTCGGGTAAAAATTACAGCAAAGCCTTCATCAACTCAATTTACATGCACTCTTTTAGCAAAAACAGATAATGTTGAAAATGACGTCAATGTAGCTTATATCCCTCTTTTAGAAGAAGATGAACCTTTATTTGAATTAAAGTTTCCAAGATTTTCATATAGATACAAATATACAAACGGGCAGTATTCTACTTTTGCTCCTTTTTCTGTGCCTGCGTTTTTGCCCGGGGATTTTGAATATGATGCTAAAAAAGCATATAATTTAGGCATGGAAAACACAGCTCGTTCTTTAAAATTAGAAGGCTGGATTACAATTCCTAACAACACAACATGTGAAGCCGATATTGAAGAAATAGATATATTGTATAAAGATTCTGTAAGTCCAAATGTTTATATAGTTGAATCTATTAAAAAAATAAACGGCAGTTTTGCATCACCTTTTGAAATAAAAGATGAGCAAATATTTAAAGCAACACAGTCTAATCAATTACTTAGACCATTTGATAGTATACCCAGGAAAGCAAAAGCGCTGGAAATAACAGGTAATAGGCTTATATTTGGGAATTATTTACAAAATTTTAATTATACGGATACGCCAAGCTTTACTATAGATACTGCCCCTAGAACTGACGGCATAGAAATTGCGCAAAAATTAGGATTAAAAACACGTAGAACATATCAGTTTGGTATTGGATTTCAAGATAAATACGGAAGGCAAACGCCTGTATTTACTGATACGTCGGGTGTAAAAAAGCTAACACAAGAAAACGCTGATTTTAATTTACAATTTAAAGTAGCTACATCTACAACCCCACCTTCGGAAGCAACGCATTATAAGTATTATATAAAAGAAACTTCAAATGAATATTATAATCTTGTTATTAGTAATATTTATGATGATGAAGAAGGATTTTTATATTTATCAGTGCCATCTGCTGAAACAAATAAAGTACAAACAGATGATATTATTATTTTAAAGAAAGAGGCTGGAGATGTTTCTTATAAAGGCGTAGAAAAAAAATTTAAAGTTATTGATAAACTAAATAATCCGCCGGATTTTTTAGCCAATGTTAAAAAAGCAACTTATTCAGCAAGCGTTTTTATTTTTGAAAGAGAATTTTTTGACGATCAAACGCTGTATTTTAAACAACCTGGTAAAACCCCTGTTAAAGGATATAATACTATATTAATTCAAGACGCAGGAGCCCCGGGAGAAACTGATGTTAATATTGGTATTACAGATAATTTTAAAGCTGAAATGACAGTAGGCACTGAAATTAGATTTAGAAGAGCGGGAACAGGACAAAAAAGTAATATATATACAATTAAAAGTATACAATACGGTGGCGGAACGGGCAACAATAATGGCGGTGAATTTACTTTTGAAGAAGAATTTGGAGATGATGTAGAAGTTTTATATGGCTCAAATTTATTTAATGACGCTATTACACGTAGTGAAATATTTATGGAAAAAGTAGAGGCTACTGACGATTCTGGAAACCCAGAATATGAAGGTAAGTTTTTTATAAAATTAAATAATAGTACTGAATTAAAAAATGCTTTAATAACAGATTTTGATGAATCTTTATTAAATACAGTTGCCGCTAAAAATATAGGCTATGTGGCTAGAACAACTGATGATGATAATAGACAATATGTATTATATAAATCCAGCTATAGTTATAGCGGGGGTGCTTTACCTGGGGACGTTTTAAACGGCGTAACTTATCAAGCTGGTTTTCATATTATATTACAAACCGAACGTGACTGGGATAATGCTAATTCTTTTTATGATTCAGATCCATTGACGCAGGGTTTTGTTGAAGGCAATTACATTAGAATATCCGGGGGTGACCAACAAATTGAAACAGGTGCAGAATTAGCAGGAGAAAATGCATTATATGAAACATTTGCTACCACGTCTGGTACTACTACAAATAGTAAAAATGTTACGGTGGTTAGCGCTACAGGTATTGAAGTAAATGACTACGTTACGGGGAGTGGCGGATTTACCCAGTCTGGATTTGTACAAGTTACGGCAATTAATGGCAATATTATAACGCTTTCTTCAGCGCAATCCATTGTTACTGGAACAACCTTGAGGTTCAGAAAAAACATAGACGATCATCCAAATTATAAAATAGAAGAAGCTTTGCTTATTCCAGGCACAGGTACTTTAGGTTATTGGCTTTTAAAATTTGATAGAGCTTTTGAAGTTACATTACCATATAGAGGAGGCGGTGACAGCTCAGGCCCAACTGCTCCTAATTATTCATATGGGTTTGTTTTAGAAACTAGAAGTTTTGACGCAAGCCAATCAAGAGATTCAGTTAATCCACCAATATTTGAAGTTGAACCAAAAGAAGGTGTGCTTGACATATATTATGAAACAGAAAAAACATATCCAATTGCGCAACTATCTACAGCGCAAGAAATACCCTGGGCTAATTGCATTAGTTTTGGTAACGGTGTAGAATCAGATCGGATTAGAGATGATTTTAATGCGCCAACAATTGGTAAAGGCGTTAGAGTATCAACTGTATTTGAAGATAATTACAAAGAAGAACGTGTAAAATCTGGATTAATATTTTCTGGTATATATAACGGCAAAAACGGTATTAATAGGTTAAACCAATTTATTATAGCTGAAAATATTACAGAAGAAGCAAATCCAATATATGGCAGCATTCAAAAACTAAATACTAGAGATACTGATCTTACGCTTTTTTGTGATGATAAAATATTAAAAGTGCCGGCTAGAAAAGATTTATTGTTTCAAGCAGATGGTAATCCTCAGGTTACCTCCACAGACAGGTTCTTAGGCACTATTATACCTTATCAAGGTAATTATGGATGTCAACACCCTGAAAGCTTTGCGGATTATACATATAAATCTTATTTTGTTGATAAATCAAGAGGCAAAGTATTAAGGTTGTCTTTAGACGGTTTAACAGAAATATCTAACTATGGTATGAAAGATTATTTTAAAGATAAACTTTCTTCAAGCTATAATAGAATTGTGGGATCTTATGATGAAAATAAAGATCAATACAATGTAAGTTTTGTAACAGATTTTATAGTTACGTCTGATACTATTTCGTTCTCTGAAAGTGTTAATGGCTGGCCTAGTAGAAAATCATTTATTCCTGAAGCAGGCATAAGCCTTAATAACATGTACTACACGTTTAAAGATGGTAAGATATTTTCGCATGACAACGAAACTAGAAATACTTTTTATAGCTATACTACCAATTCGCAGGTAACATCGTTTTTAAATGGCAACCCTGGTAATATTAAAAACTTCAGGACATTAAACTACCAAGGCGATAGCGGCTGGGACGCATCAGCGGCGGGTGTTACAACAAATACAGATAGCGGCGCAGTATTATCTTTTGTAGAAAAAGAAGGTAAATTCTATAATTATATTCAAGGACTTAATAATGCTACAAAATCAAGTTTAGATTTAAAAGCATTAAATGTACAAGGCTTAGGAACACCTATAAATATATCAGGTAATGATGTGACTTTTTCTGAATTGAATAATGCATTGCAAGTTGGTGATGTGGTATACAATAATTCAAATGATACTGGAAGAACTGTTACTAGTATTTCAGGTAACACTATAACTTTAGATGGTGCGCCAACAAATGCATTTAATTTCTTTGCAAAAAATAATAAGTTTAATACATCAGGTGTATTAGGGTATTTTTTACAAGTTAGGCTATCTAACAACAGCACTGATAAAAAAGAGCTTTACTCCGTTGGAAGTGAGGTATCGTTAAGTAGCTAATTAATACGTAATTAAAATATTGCGTAATAATATTTGTATGCCTAATAATGAAATTAAATCTAATAATAATAAACTAAGTAATTACACCCGCAAGCTTGAAGATTTGCAAAACGCACTAATAGCTAATAATCATATTGATGGAATATATGGCGATGGAAAAAACTTAGTTAATAACGAAATATTTAGAATAGAAAATGACTTTGCCGATCAGCTTTATATGCGGCGAATGTATATGCCAAAAGATTGTTTAGTTGTAAGCGCAATGCACCATACTGAGCATTTTTGGTTTTTATTAAAAGGTAAAATATTAGTTACAACGGACGGCGAAGAAGTAGAGCACGTGGCACCTTGTTTTGAAAAATCTATAAAAGGCGCAAAAAGATTAATATTGTCTTTAGAGGATTCCGTATTTATTAATGTACATAAAAATCCAACAAATACTAAAGACATGAAAAAAGTTGAAGAACTATTATATTCTATAACTTTAGAGGAATATTTAAAAAAAGAAAATAAAATAAATAAAAAATCACATGGCAGGAATAGCAACAGCCGCAATAATTGGCGCGGGTATATCAGCAGCTGGTGGAATAGCTGGTGGTCTTATTGGTGGTAGAAGAAGAAAAAGAGAGCAGGAAGCGGCAGAACGTGAGTTTAATGCAATGAAAAGTCGTTATCAGGCAATAGATACTTCAAACCCTTATGCAAACGTAACAAACACATTTGAAGATCTTACGGTAAATACGCAAGCAGCAGAATTTGCACAACAACAAGCGGAGCAAGGCAGGGCTGATATTTTAGGCAATTTAGCGGCTTCGGCAGGCGGCGGCGGGATTGCAGCATTAGCGCAAAGCTTGGCTAACCAACAAACACAAGCAGCGCAAGCAGCAGCGGCAAGTATAGGACAGCAAGAGCAGCGTAATCAAATGCTAGCAGCGCAGGGCGAAGCAAGTGTACAACAAATGCGCGCTATGGGAGAAAGGCAATCACAGGAATTAGAAATGCGAAAAACAGGTGACCTCCTGCAGTTAGCAGCAGGAAGAAAAGCCGCAGCTGATCAGGCTAGGCAACAGGCATTGCAAACAGCGATTGGGGGCGTTACTGGGGCCGGTCAGATTTTAGCTATGGGCGCTGAGGGGGAGTAAAGGCGCCGCCATCGGGTAAGACCAACTTAGCAGAAACATTTAAAGTAACAAAAGACTTGTCGCGTATAAATGAATATAAAAATATAGATAACATTATTACAGCGGGGCAAATGTCACAGTACAATCAAACAAGAGGTAATATTAAAACAATAATATAATGGCTGACTTTTTTAAAATAGGACAAGCCGCATACGGAGGAGGTGCAGCAGCTAGCAAAGCTATTGGCGAAGGCCTGCAAAAAAGCCAACAAATATTTATGGATTATTTAAGCGGGCAAAAAGCTAAGCGCGAAAAAGCTGATAATATTACAAAACAATATTTAGCTCAAATTCCAAATGTGAATGCTATTACTAAAATTCCAGAATGGATGCGGGCTGATGTAAATAATTATTTAGTTTCTGAAAAACAAAAATATGCAGAAGTTTCTAAGAGGTTAGGCAGTATGTCTTCCTCAGATCCTACCTATATGGACGCTATAAATGAGCTTCAAGATATTAAAAATAACTTTGCATATTTAAACGATCAACTAAACCAATTCCAAGAAGACTCAAAGCAATACGCTTTAGCTGCTGATAATGATAAAATTTCCGAAGGCTTTAAATTAGGTCAGGCAGATAAGTTTAATAGAACTGCTGCTATGTATACTGGTAACGCTAAGCTTAATATTCAAAATGGTAATTTATTTTTTAATGTAGACGGGAAAGATTACAATTATTCAAGGGGTGAAATTGGGGATTATTCTCCTAAAAATTTTGATGCACAAGTTGAGCTTGTTAATTTAGAAGAACAAATTGGAAATGACGCTTTACGCGGACGTACATTTGACTCCGTTAAATCAAAATATAAAGGCAAAATTACCACCTTTTTAAAGAAAAATGGCAAAGAAGGCGCGTTATCCATGGTTTTTGATACCGACCCTGAATTTATTACAGGCGGTCCTAGCTTACAAACGCCTGAAATTTTAACAGCAATTGCTGAAGATAATTTTGAAGGAAAAACTGATGAGAATGGAAACCAAATTCCTGGAGTATATGATTTAATTGAAGACCAAATTATGACTGGAGCTAGTACCGTGCACGCTTCTATATATAAACCTCCATCTCCGCCCCCACCTACTGAAAATCAATTTGGTCAAGGTTTAAGAGATGATTTATTAACATCAAATTATTTATTTTTAGAAGCAAAACAATTTGGGAAAGAAGAATCAAAAAATGTAAAACCCGAACAAAGAGAGCAAAAAAGTAAACAGCTAGTGAGAAGATTAAAGCAAGTAATGCCTTTAGAAAATAGAGATAAATTAGCCACAAGAGGTGAAATGTATAATTTATTTTTAGAAAATAAAAAATCAGAAAATAAAAATATAAAAGATAATAAAGAATTAAGAGATGAATTTACGCGTTTATATGGTGATTCTCAATTATATTATGATTCTGAGGCTATTGAAAAAAATACAGATAATGAATTTGATTTAAGTGATTTATATTTAGATTTAGCTGATTTATCTACAGATGCCAGGAATTATTTCAAAACGCAATTAAGAACAAAGCCGGCCTTGCCAACTAAATAATGCAATATGTTTGAATTTAATGGAAACCAGTATTCATTAGAAGAAGTTACTTCTGCCGCACAAGAAGCTAATTTATCAATAGATGAATATGTAAAAAAATTTGGCTTAAAAACTATTGAGCCGGGAAAGACAACACCCACGACTCCGGATGCGGTTGTGGAGGAAACTGCAGCATCCGATCAACCGAGTATGGAATTAGATTCGGCAGGTACTTCATCGGAATTACAAAAAATTGAATATATAAGAGACGGCAAAGGTGGGTTTATTCCTAAGCCAATTCAGCCAGATATAGATATTTCTTTACTACCAGAAACTTCTGAACCCGCTACAGATGAAGAAATAGAACAATTTGCATTAGAAGTTAGAAAAGATAAAGAGGCTTTTATTGAGGGAGAAATTAATAAATTAAGGCAAAGCCCCAAGCAAAATAAAATTATAAACTCTTTGGATAATATGGCCGCCCGTATATCAGGGTTTGATGAACAATTAAATATTACTTCTACTAAAATAGCTCAAAAAATTTTTGGTGTTGAAGCAATGAATAAATTTCTTAATAATCCAGATATTGATGATTTTTGGAAAATAGGTTTTCGAGATGAAGATATAGAAAATGCTGTTTTAGAATTAGAAAAAATAGAAAAAGCTAGCTCAATCCGTGAAACAGGCAGCTTTTACAGGGGATTAAAAAAGGGAGACATTAAAGAAATGGGAGCCGGTATTTTTGATATTATTACTAGCTTCGGAGCAAGCGCGCTTACTGCCGGTCCTTTTGGAATAGGGCTTTTAAATACTTTTTTTGCAGATAGTTTTGTAAATATAAATACAAAAAGAGCAAAAGAATTAGGGGTTGATAGAATTGATTTTATACAAAGCGATCAAGCAGACTTTTACTCACCGTTAGTAATAGGAGGTTTAAGCGGGCTTGCCGAAAAATTTGGTATTAAAGGGGTTAGCCAGGCAATTTCAGGAATAAAATCCGGGGTTATTAAAAAAATTACAGGTAGATTATCAGCAGGGGGAAAAGAAGGAGTAACAGAATGGTTACAAGGGTTATTAGAAAGCGCAGAAGAGCCTTTAGCAAAAAGAAAGTCAAATAAATTAAATAAAGAAATAGTTAGTGAAATATCAAATTCAATTGAAAATTATGTTTTTAGCGAACAAGCATTAGAAAGTTTTTTATCAGGATTTGTAGGCGGTGGAATTATATCAACAGGCCTTACGGCTAGCAAGGAAGAAGCGGTGGCAATGATAGCCGGCGCTGCAACCGCGCTTGCTCCAGAACAAGAAGCTATTTTAGCGGGTTCACTTTCTTTGGCGCAAATACGAAGCGCATCGGCTAAATTAAGAAATGAAAAAGATATTAATTTAATAAATAAAAAAGTTGATGAAATTACTACGTTAAAAAAAGAAAAATTAAATTCTGTAGACAAAGAGATTTTAACTGCTATAGATCAATCTATAAATAATAGAAAAAAAGAAATATCTGAAATAATTAAAAAAAGTAACTCAGAAATAAATTTAATTTCTGAAAAAGATTTAAAAACTTTATCTAATCTGCCCGATTTAGCTAAACAATTTAATGAAAAATTATCAACTTTAAATAAAAAATATCGTATAGATAAAACTATAACAAAAAAAGAATTTGATATAGCAAGAGAAGCTTATAAAGAACAATATTTAACAATAAAAAAAGAAATAGAAACTAAAGTTAATGATATATCACAAAAAAATTTAAATATATCTTCAGAAAATGAGCGCCTTATAAGTATTATTAAAAACCCTGAAAGTTCTGAAATAGCAATACAAAAAGCAAAAAATGATATTGTTAAAAACAACGAAGGACTTGTAAATAAATTAATCAATTCTGTTTATAATCCACAAATACAATCTGGATTAACAAAAGAAGATGTATCGGGTAAAGCATATGCTGAAGTTGCTGCTCTTATAAACTCTTATAAGCCTGATTCTAAAGTTCCTTTTGGGGCATACCTGAAACAAAACTTATTAAAACGTGTACCTAGCTTTTTTGAAATTGTTGAAACAAAAGACGGCGAAATAATAGGTAAAGTTGATGTTACTGAGCAAAGGTCTTTAGCTGATGATTTAGATGTTGAGCTTAGCGCAGATATTGCTACAGAAGGCACGACCGCCCAACAAAATAAAGTTAGAGAAGCTGTTGGTGTAACACAGGAGCAATCTGTTGATATAGGTAAAAAAATATTAAGAGGTAAATTACCCGGCATTACAGAAAGAATTAAAGGCAAACAAAAAGGGTTTTTATCAGCAATCCGCAAAGCTGCTAAAACAGCATTAACAACAGACATGCTGAACGCTATTGGTGGCAACTTTACAGAAAAAGAAGCTCAGATCAGTGATTACACTAGTATGTTAGATATTCTATATGAAGATTTAGTTAATAATATTCCAAACGAATATAAAAACGTACAGTTTGCAGATTTATTTAAACCTGTAAAAGTTGGTAGAGCAAAAACAGCTGTGGGTGAAGATATATTTGAATATACAATGCCAACTAAAGAAGAATTTATTGACTTCTTTACCAACTTAAATCACCCCACAATTACAGCAACAAGTGAGGCTGGTAAATATAATCAGCTTAGGGCTAGAAAAGTCCGTATAGCAGAAGCATTAGCTGAAGTTGTTGGGACAAGGGGTGTAAGAGAAGCTTTGGAGTTAGACGAAAGCATTGAAAAAGAATTTAAAGAAAGACAAGATCTTTTAGATAAAGAAATACCAGACGCACCTGGTGCTAGAATTATTGAACAGATTGATTCTTGGATTGAACAATGGGATACTTTAAAGCCAGAGCCAGGCGAATTACGAGCCACTTTTGGTGTTATTGAACTTTTTCACGGGGCTGGTAAACTATTTTTACAATCGGTTAGAGCTTCTGTAAAAGCTGGTATTAAATTTAGTGAAGCTGTAAAAAAAGCAATAAAAGAGGTTCAAAACTATTTAAATAAACAAAACGCTACTGAATTAGAAAAAGAACAAATAGTAGATGTTTTACAAACTACGCAAGAAAAAGATTTAAACATCAAAGCATCTGTTTTTTATAAAAATGCTAAACAACGATTAGAAGGAAACGTTAAAAAACGTATTTTTGAAAAATATTTGCCTTCATTAAAAAAAGAAATTAAAAATATTTTTGAATTAGATATTCCTAATAATGAAAAATTATTTAAATTAAATGAAATTTTATTACGGGATCTTTTTGCTATTAGAAACACATTTGAGAAAAATGACGGTTATAACCTAAACAGGAACGATCTTATTGTTGAAAACCTCATTAAACCTCTTATGCCGGCTAACCTGCGCAAATTTGTTAAAATACAGAACAGATCAATAAAAATTGAAGGAGTAGGTGAGCTGCAATATTTAGATTTTTCTTTGCCTAATGATACACCAGTTAGGAAATCTATTATAAGAAGCGAACTTAAAAAAGAAGATAATATTGAAGATTCTTTTAAACAAATGGCTGAAAAACATAAAGAGTATGCTATTAAATTTAAAAATCTTGTGCTGTCTAAATTAGAAGAATTTAAAGCTAATAATGACATAGAAGGTGCTCAATCATTTTTACAAATGCAAGGTAAAAATATGAAAACGGCCGGTAAAAGTATGTTTCCATTGCGGCTTTTAGTTGTAGATAAAAACAATAAATTACCTAAAAAATTAATACCCGAACATAACCCACCGTATAACGATGCCGAGCAACTAATGCTTCGATATGTTTCGGGAGATATATCATTAGCTGAATTAAATAATGCTTTAGATAATTTTAGTATAGATTTGTTAGACTCTGAATTAGCAAAAATATATAATAAAACAATGAATAGCACAATGGGCGAGGGCTATGATTTTAGTAAGGACCCTAAAAATGTTAGATACGGTTCTAAAGAATATCAAGATGCTTTAAAAGAAAATGGTCAAAGATTAATAGATCTAAAAGAACAACAAGCAGCGGAAAATACAAAACAAGAATTTAATTCTATTGTTAATCAGGCCACTGGTATTGACTCTGAAATAAGCGGATCTAGAGCAGAAGCGCTCGCTAAAAATAAAAATAGGTTAAAATTATTACCGCCGTCTGCAGATGATTTTGCGGGGCTTCTTTATTATTTAGCAGGTAAAGGAAAAAAAGGGGCGGCAGATTTAGCATTTTTTAAGAAAACATTTTTAGACCCATTTGCAAAAGCAATGGTAAAATTTGATGCTTCTAAACAAGAAACGTTAAAACAATATAACGGGCTTAAAAAATTAATTAGAAAAACGCCGGCTAAGCTTTCAAAACAAAATTCTACCGGGTTTACAAATGAAACTTCTATTCGAATATATATATGGAATAAATTAGGATATACAATACCTGATATTACCAAACAAGAAATAAAAGATTCGGCAGAGTTGGTTGCTAAAAATAAAAACCTATTAGAATTTGCTAAGAATATAATTAATATATCTGTTTTAGGATATGCAGAGCCAGACGCAGGCTGGACGGCAGGAACTATAACAACTGATTTACTTACCTATGTAAACGAAAAAGCCAGAGCTGAATTCTTAACAGAATGGCAAGCTAATATAGATGCTACATTTACAAAAGAAAATATAAACAAGTTAAAAGCGACATTTGGTGATAATTATACAGAAGCATTAGAAGATATATTATATCGCATGAAAACTGGCCGTAGGCGCCCTATGGGCAATAATAAGCTTACTAATAACTTTTTTAATTGGATAAGCGACTCAGTTGGCGCAATTATGTTTTTTAATACAAGATCTGCATTATTACAACAAATATCATTTACAAACTTTTTAAACTTTGAGGATAATAATCCTATTGCTGCGGCGGCAGCTTTTGCAAACCAAAAACAATTTTGGAAAGATTATGCAACTTTATTCAATTCTGATTATTTAAAGCAAAGAAGATCTGGCGTTAAAACAGATGTTAATGCAGATGAAATTGCAAAAAAAGTAGAGCAAGGCGGCAATATATATAGAAATACTATTGCAGTATTGCTTAAAAAAGGATTTTTGCCAACACAAATAGCAGACTCTCATGCAATTTCTATAGGCGGCGCGAGTTTTTATAGAAATAGAATTAACAGATATATAAAAGAAGGCTTTACTAAAAAAGAAGCAGAAGAAAAAGCGTTTATTGATTTTCAAGAAGCATCGGAAGAAACACAGCAGTCTTCTCGCCCTGATCGTATATCAATGCAGCAAGCAAGCCCCTTAGGTAGAATTGTTTTAAATTTTGGTAATGTATTGATGCAATATAATAGAAAAGCTTTAAAAGATATTAAAGATATTATTGCTAAAAGACCGTTACCCGGGAAAACCATAGGTGAGAGCAATATGACTAGAATACCTAGAATATTATATTACTTGGCTTTGCAAAACATAGCGTTTAATGCACTACAATCTGCGCTATTTGCTTTAGCGTTTAGTGATGAGGAAGAGGAAGAAGAAAAAAATAAATATTTTAGAATAGCAAATGGCACTGCTGATGGTATATTAAGAGGTCTAGGATTTGGCGGAGCGGCAATTTCTGTTGGTAAAAATATGGTGCTTGAAGCTATTAAACAATACGAAAGTGGTAGACCAAATTACGAAAAAGTTGGTACAAAAATATTAAGCATATCGCCCCCGGTTGATTCAAAAATAAGGAAATTACAAGCAGCAGGCCGCGCTTTTACATATAGACAAACAAGAGAAAAAATGATTACAGAGGGCTTAAGTTTAGAAAACCCTGCTTTTGAAGCTGTAGGGCAAGCAGTATCTGGATTAACAAATATACCAGCTGATAGAGTTATTAGAAAAATGGATAACTTATCTACCGCCGCGACCCAAGATATTGAAACCTGGCAAGCTATATCACTAGCTCTTGGTTATTCTAAATGGGATGTTGGGCTTATAGAATCGCAGGCTAAAAAACCTAAAAAATCTGCTACCGGCTTAAAAACTAAAAAACTTAAAACTAAAAAACTGAAGTGATGGCAAAAGACGCATGTTATAAAAAAGTAAAAGCACGTTACCGTGTATTCCCATCTGCCTACGCAAGCGGAGCAATAGCAAAGTGTCGCAAAGTTGGTGCTAAAAATTGGGGAAATAAATCTAAAAAGAAATAAATTACGTAATCACTTATAAATGGCAGTACGTAAAACAAAAAAAGGAGCAAGCCTTAAACGTTGGTTTAAAGAAGAATGGATTGATGTCCGTACAGGCAAGCCTTGTGGTAGACGTGCTGGCGAAAAACGAGGTGTGCCATATTGCCGCCCTAAAAAACGTATATCTAATGAAACCCCCAAGACCGCGTCCGAAATGTCGGCTAAAGAAAAAGCCGCTAAAATTACTGAAAAGAAAAGACTAGGACAACCAAAAGGAAAACCGCGAAGAGTTAAATCTGTAAAAAGAAAAAAATGAGTCTTTCAGAAATTAGATTATACATTATTAATTTAGGGACATTAGGTGTTACCACTTTTGCGCAAATAGAAATGACATTAAAAATATTATTATTGTTAGTTACTATCGGTTATACTGTAACAAAGTGGTTAGACCTTAAAAACAAAAAGTAAAAGAGCTAGAAGGTTGTTTAAACGAATAAATTTAATTAAATGAGTAAAATTAGCAAGCATATAAGCCTGCGCGAAGCAATCGAATCTTATACGGCAAAAAGAAAAGGTATAGAAAATATACCAAGCGCATATGAGCTTACCAACATGGTGGGCGTGGCTGAGAATGTATTCGAGCCGCTACGCAAATGGGTTGGAGGCCCTATAAAAATAAATTCATTTTACAGATCACCTGAATTAAATAAAGCGATTGGTGGAAGTTCCAAATCGCAACATTGTCAAGGCAGAGCAATTGATATTGATGATGTATATGGTCATAAGACTAATGCAGAAATGTATAATTACATTAAAAATAATTTAGATTTTGATCAGCTTATATGGGAATTTGGTACAGATAAAAATCCTGATTGGGTGCATGTAAGTTACGTATCACCTGATGAAAACCGCAGGCGATGTTTAAAAGCCGAACGAACAAAAAACAAAACAGTGTATAGCATAATATAATATGTCTGATATAAATAATTTTTTATCAAAAAACTGGACTATTGTAGTTTGGTTTGTTGCAGCTGTATTTGCAGCAGGAGGTATTTACAGCGAGTTTGCTTCTTTAAAAAATCAAGTAATTGTTTTAGAAGATCGTCTTGGAAAAAAAATTCAAATAATAAATCAACTTGAAACAAGAGTAATCCAGCTCGAAAAAGATATAGAATACGAGAAAGGATATTTACAAGGAAAAAAAGAGGGTAGCTGAAAAGCCACCCTTTTTTATTTACCCGTCACAGCTCAAACAATCTGGATCCATTGCTTTAGCAGCAATATCACCTCTTAGCACCGATTCAGTTCTCATGTAATATAGCGTTTTAACACCTTTCTTCCAAGCATCTAAATGCACTTGATTAATCCACTTAGGCGAAGCCTCAGATGGGAATGCTAGGTTAAGCGATACAGATTGATCAACATACTGCTGTCTGATACCGGCTTGATTAACCAGCTCTAATTGGTTTATTTCTTTAAAGGTTTTAAACACATCTTTAACTGTATCAAAGCCCGTTAAATCAAGCGATTCTTGCTCTGAAATACGTACAAGCTTTTTATTCACATATCC